CATTGTTTTAATCCTCGTTTTTGTTTCCGGACCCTTTCCGAAAACCTTGTGAGAATTCTAGCAAATGCAAAAAAAAACGCAATAGTGCAAACGCAAAAAAACGAGATTTTTTTGATATTTTTTTTTGCGGATGGACCTGGGCGGATGGACCTGGGCGGATGGACCTGGGCGGATGGACCTGGGCGGATGGACCTGGGCGGATGGGCCTGGGCGGATGGGCTTGAGCGGATGGACTTGAGCGGATGGCCCAGGCCGATGGCCCGAGCTGATGGCCCAGGCCGATGGCCCGAGCTGATGGCCCAGGCCGCGCGGGTCCTTTTCCCTTATAAATCAAGAGGGTAGTGCTGACCTCGATGGTTTTTTAGCGTCTGCGCTCGAAATTGAAAAATCTGGCACGAATCTTTCCTTATATAGCCGCTGTAAATTTTTCAAAGCCAAAACACTACATCTTGTGTCAAAGTTCTTGACAAAACACAATATGTTGTATAATCCCGCGCAAACCGTCCTCATCAAGGAGCGCCATGAACGCTGTCGTTATCAACCTCATCCTGACCCTGGCCTCTGCCCTGATCGACTCAGGCACGGTGGATCGCATCCAAGCCGCCGTTGAACGCTGGGACGACAAGCTCGATCCAGACGGCGAACCCTATTCGGGCGACGAGAAATTTGACGGGGTGGCAGACGAGGTGAAGTTGATCGGCATCGTTGCCGCCCAATGGCTGATCAACTTGCTGATTGAACTCAGCGTGGCCAAGCTGCGAATTGCGAAGGAGGGTATGTGAGTACCAACACCGGCCAAAATTGGACCGCCGTCGTCTGGCTGGTGATGTCGGCCATCACCGCGATGGACACCGGCACTGAAAAAACCGTGTTGCTTGCCGTGGGCATGGTCATCATGGCCTTGATCGCTTGGCGTACCACGGGTTCTGGATTGTCACCAAAAGAAAGCCAGGAAATCCTCGATACCTCCGAGAGCATTCAGGACGTTCTGAAGCGTGGACGGGATGACTGACTTCACTACTCGCGCCGGCACTGTCGCTGCCATCGAGGCAGAGTGCATCCGCCAAGGACTGACACTTCCAGCGCAGATCGCCTATGTACTGGCGACCGTCGAGCATGAAACCAACGGCACCTTCAAGCCGGTTCGCGAGGCGTACTGGATGCCGGAGTGGTATCGGAAACGCTTCCGCTACTACCCCTACTACGGACGCGGCTATGTCCAACTCACCTGGGAATACAACTACCGCTGGTACGCGGACCTGCTGGGCATTGACCTGGTGGGCAATCCTGATCTGGCGATGCAGCCTGAAATAGCCTGCTTCATCCTCGTCCACGGCTTCCGTACCGGGAAGTTCACCGGAAAGAAAATCACCGACTACATCAACGCTACCAAGAACGATATGGTCGGTGCGCGTCGCTGCATCAATGGCAAAGACAAAGCGCAGAAGATCGCCGGAATCGCAGATCGCAGATTGAAGGTGATGACCACATGACCGAAGACTTCCTCCACCAAATCGCCATCGGCCTCACCATCGTGATTGCCGTTGCTGCCATCTTCACTGGCGTCCTGATGTGGGTGGTTGCATGACCTTGCGAATCCGCCCCTGCACACTACGCGACGCAAACGCTTTTGTTGCCGAGAAGCACAGACACCATAAACCAACGGTTGGACATAAGTTCAGCATTTCCTGTGTTAATGACGAAGGTGAAATTGTCGGTGTGGTCATCGTTGGCAGGCCGGTTTCAAGGCATCTTGACGACGGCATAACTGCTGAAGTCAATCGGCTTTGTACTGATGGCACAAAAAACGCTTGTTCGATGCTTTATTCGGCTGCGTGGCGGGCGGCAAAAGGCATGGGCTACACAAGGCTAATCACATATACGCTGCCTTCGGAAGGCGGTGCTTCGTTGCGTGGCGCTGGGTGGAGGCTTGTCGGCGCAGCTGGTGGCGGTAACTGGAACGTCCCATCACGGAAGCGCATCGACACTTGCAGCGACCTGACCATCAAGAAGCATCTGTGGGAGGTGGCTGCATGAAAGAAGCCTTCGCAGAGCTGATCGGCTACATGCTGTGGTGCGCTTGCGTCGTCATTGCTTTTGTCCTGCTACCCGGCTGCGCTCCGAAAGTCGCGGACATTTCCGTGGACATTCCGCAAGCGCAGACATGCCCAAAGCTAGTCATGCCGCCAATTCCCGACGATGTGGTGCTGGACATCAAGAACAGCAGAGTCACCGCCAACAAGGGCGGCGAAGTCATGCTTATTGGCTATGCGCGGGCGCGGGAATTGCTGCGACCTTCCTTGCCGGGTGCGGCTGTCAGTTCAAACCCTCACTGATTATCCCGGACGACTATGGCAACACACTCACACTTGAGGCTATCAGACAGTCAGGACTCATGGCTCACATCACTTGTGAAATGGATACGGAGCATAACTATGAGCGACTGGCTCAAGATTGCAGGCACGGTAGGAGCGGCGGTATTTGCCGTGTGGTCAATGGTCCAGCAGCACGAATACCGACTCGGCCAGATTGAGGCCGGGTTCAAGGAGCATCTGGACAAACACGATGACCAATATCGTGAACTTCAGAAATCTCTGCGCGAGATTGATCTGACATTGACACGGCTTTCAACGACCAATGGCCGATGACGCCGACCGGGCGCAGGAAACGGCGGAACGGATGGAAACACTTTACCGGCAGCAACAGCAATCGGCCCGACCGATCAAACGCGCCCATGACTTTTGCCTCGACTGCGGCGAACTGATTGAAGCCACCCGGCTTCGCGCCGTGCCCACAGCCAGCCGCTGCGCCTTCTGCCAAACCGAGCATGAACGAATCGAGCGACTCTACAACAGGTGAACCTATGGAAGTCTTCACGGGGAAGGGGGGTAGACGACCCGGCTCCGGCAGAAAGAAAGGCGGCAAGAACTCCGCGCCCAGTGCATCCAGAGACTTCTCTGTCGAAAAAGCCGCCGCCATTCTGGATATGGCTGAAGCTCGGGCCAAGAAAGAGTCCTACCTCGCCCATCTGGCTGAGATCGAATACAAGGAAAAGCGCGGGCAACTGCTGTCGCAGGAGTCCGTGTTCCAGGCGCTGGATACTGCGGCCTCGGCATTTCGAGAACAGCTACTGACGATTCCCGGTCGCTACGCCGCGATTTTTGCTGCCGAAAATAATGCGAAAACGATAGAGCAGGTACTCGAAAACGAATTGCGCCGCGCCCTTGAGCATGTCACCAATGCCCACGACTCCGTCCTACCACGCGCCAACGATTGATGATCCGGCGGACGAACTCCGCCGCACCATCAGCCGCCTGTACGACCGCTGCCGGCCCGAGCCGGTCCTGCTGGTCTCTGAGTGGGCCGACGCACATCGCATCCTGCCCAGCAAAGGCTCGGCGGAACCCGGCCCGTGGCGCACCTCCAGAACGCCTTACCTCAAGGCCATCCTAGATGCGCTTTCCACCGGCAGTCCATATCACACCGTCGTCTTTGCCAAGGGCGCACAAATCGGCGCGACCGAGGCCGGCAGCAACTGGCTCGGGTACTGCATCCACCACGCGCCGGCACCCATGCTTATGGTCCAGCCGACCATAGACATGGTCAAGCGTATCTCCAAGCAGCGGGTACAACCGATGATTGAGGTGACGCCGGTTCTGGCCGAGCGCATCGCCCCCAGCCGCGCCCGCGATGCCGGCAACACCCTCCAGCAGAAAGACTTCGCCGGCGGCACTCTGGTGATGACCGGCGCGAACTCAGCGACCGGCCTCCGCTCTATGCCGGCCCGCTACCTGTTCCTTGATGAGGTGGATGCGTACCCAGGCGATGTCGAAGGGGAAGGGGATCCGATTGAGCTGGCCATCGCCCGTACCGCCACCTTCAAGCGCAACCGCAAAATCTTCATGTGTTCCACGCCCACCATCGAGGGCGAGTCGCGCATCTGGAAAGCCTTTCAGGAAACCGACCAACGCTACTACCACGTCCCGTGCCCCGACTGTCACGCGAAGCAGATCATCGACTGGACCCGCATCATCTGGGAAGAAGGCAACCCGGAGTCAGCCGCACTCACCTGCCAACATTGCGGCGTCCTCATTGATGAACGGCACAAGGGCTGGATGCTTGACAACGGCGAGTGGATTTCTACCGCCGAGGGACTTGACAGCGGCATGGTCGGCTTTCACCTGTCTTCTCTCTACTCGCCGCCGGGTTGGTATTCCTGGGGCGATGCCGCCAAGGACTTCATCAAGGCCAAGGGCCACAGCACCAAGCTGCAATCGTTCATCAACACCAAGCTGGGCCAGTGCTGGGAAGACCGCTCCGGCGAAAAGGTCGATCACGAATCCCTGATGACGCGGCGGGAAGCCTGGGATGTTCACGCTATCCCTGCGGACGTTGCGCTGATTACAGCGGGGGTGGACGTACAGGATGATCGACTGGAAGTCACCTTGGTCGGCTGGACCGGCTCCGAGCAGGCCCGGGTGCTAGACCATCTGCAACTCTGGGGCGCACCCGGCGAAGCGCAACTGTGGACCGAACTCGACAACGTCCTCTTGGGCCAGTTCACCTGTCAGGATGGCCGAGTCCTTCGCATACGCAGTGTCGCCATTGATACCGGCGGGCACCACACCCAACGCGCTTACGAATTCTGTCGAGGCCGCGCCAGCCGCAAGGTATTCCCGGTAAAAGGCCGTGCAGGTAACCATCCGGTTTGGCCGAACAAGACCACCAAGACCAAACTCAGTCAGGGTGTCCAGTTGTACCTCGTTGGCGTCGATACCGCCAAGGATCAGTTGCGCTCCGCCCTGGCCGTCAGCAACCCGGATCGGCCCCGCGCCGTCAGCTTCGCCGCCGACCTTCCAGACAGCTACTTCGTGCAGCTAACCAGTGAAAAGCGGGTCACCACCTACAACAAGTCGGGCGTTGCAGTCAGAGCGTGGAAAAAACCCGCTGGTGCCCGCAACGAGGCGCTCGACTGCTTCGTTTACGCCCTGGCCGCGCTGGAGTCACTCAAGCAAGCCGGCGTTCGCCTCAAGATCGTCGCGCAGCAGGCCGGGGCGCTGGTTAAACCCGTCGTCTCCGCCGAGGCATCGGATGCCATTCCCGAGGTGGAAGAAGCCATGCCTGCGGCCCAGCCCATACGGCCTCCGGTTCGCCAAAACCGCCGCCAATCGAGTGCGCTGATATGAGCGGTTGGAATATCACCTTGACCAGCAACTTTGCGGCGGCAGCGCAAGCCTTGCCCGAGGTGCTGTCACGACAAATCGGATATGCCGCCAAGCGGACGGTCAACGACATCGCGTTTGAGATCAAGGAGACCGTGGACACCGAAATGGAGTCGGTATTTCACAAGCCTACGCCGTGGACTATGAAGGCCATCAACGTCCTAAAGGATTTAAGTGATGTCCGTCAGATCGCCGTAGGCTCCGGCCCCGCCAAAGTGGCCCAACGCCAGAACTACTTCGCCTACGTCGGCTTGCAGCAGGATTTTGTGGCCGATGACATCGCGCCTTTGCTTTCCAAAGGCGGCAATCGCAAAGCCTTCTGGGGGAACCGCTACGAACGCGCACTTGCTCATCAGTTCGGCCAAGGAATGGTTCGTCGGTATAAGGATATGGAAGGCTTGCTGCTGAAAAAAGGGCTAATCAAACCGGGCTACTACGTCGTGCCGGCAGCAGGATGCCCCATGGATCAGTACGACAACCCGCAACGGGGTTTCATCATTCAGATGCTGACCTATTTCGATGCCATGCGCGATGTCGGTGTGCGCTCCAACATGGGCGAGAAAGGCCGGTCGAAGCTCAACAAAAAACTCGCCAAACAGATGGGAGGCGCGTTCTCCACCGAGTTCTTTGTCTCGGGAGGACCGCAAGGCGCGGTGCCGGGTATCGATATGATCAAAGGGAAAGGGAACCCCAACAAACTCCCCGCCGGCATCTGGCAACGCTTCAACAGCACCAATAGCGTCACCAGCGGCAGCTTTGTCCGCCCCATCTTCCTGTTCGTCAAGGCCAGCAGCTACCAGCGCCGTATCGACTTTGCTGCTTTGGCAAAAGGCACTTTCCAAGCACGGGGCAGCGACATCTTCACGCGCCATCTGCTGAGAGCCGCCAGCAACGACAGAATCTCCGCAAACCTCAGCAAGTATGTCTGACCCGATCTCCGATCTGGAACAGCAGCTGACGCGGGTCGTCCCGCCTGAAGAGTGGCCGCGCCTGTTTGAAACCATCGACCACTGGCGGCACACCCACGGCGGCGACCGGGTGTATATCGCTACCAAATGCAAAGACCGCCGCGATGAAGTGGTCAAGCTGTTAAAAGCGGAAGGGGTGGCGACTAAGGAAATTGCCAAAAAACTCGGCATAACGCCGCAGCACGTCAGAAGAATCTCCAGCAGTTCCAGTTACTTATAGGAACATTTTCGGCCTTATTTTGTTCTTGCGAGGCGCGTACAAAGCCGAGTATGGCTTATACCCTCGCACAACTTGAGTCCATCGAAGCGGCAATCGCCTCCGGCACGTTGCGCGTTGAGATCGACAATCGCATCGTCGTTTATCAAAAGATGAGCGACCTGATCGCGTTACGCAACATGATTGCGTCAGAGTTGGGCATCGCCACCGTTTCCACCGCCCGGGGCAGAGCCTGGGTGCCGACGACGAAGACCGGCCTATGAGTGCCGTGATTGATTTCGTCAAGGTCATAGCAGACAAGGTCTCGCCACCGCGCCCTGCGACTGATTTTCGCCGGTATGAAGCCGCCAGCCACTCTTCTCGGATGAAGAACTGGTATGCGCCGGCTTCCGATGGCACCAGCGCCATTCAAGACCCACAGACAATTCGCGACCGCGCCCGCTCGTTGGTCCGCGACAATCCATGGGCGGCGAAAGGGCTGAACAGCCTCGTATCGAATTCCGTGGGTTTTGGCATTCGCTGCCAAATCCACTGCAAGTCCAAATCCCGATTGCTTCAGGCGCAGCGTCTTTGGGCGCAATGGGCGGAAACACCCGCGTGTGACGCCGATGGCATTGGTGATTTTTATCACCTCCAAGGGCTGGTCATGCGGGCCATGATCGAGAGCGGCGAAGTTCTGATTCGCCTGCGCCCGCGTCGGCCTGAAGACAAGCTCCCTGTGCCGATCCAGTTGCAGGTGATTGAGTGCGACATGATCGCGGACACGCTGGAACTGGATCAGCAACTTCCCAACGGCAACACCGTTCTACGCGGCATCGAGTTCGATCAGCTTGGCCGCCGGGTCGCTTACTACTTGTTGAAGCGGCATCCGGGTAGCCCTTTGGCGTACCTCAACCCGGCGGAATTTGTTCGCGTACCGGCAGATGAAATCATCCATCTGTTCCGCAAGGACAGACCTGGGCAGGAGCGCGGCGTCAGTTGGTTTGCGCCGGTCACGGTCACGCTCAAGGAGTTGGCCCAGTACGAGGATGCCTATCTGGTACGCCAGAAGCTGGCTAACCTCATGTGCGGCTTCCTGATCTCCGACAACCCCAACGATTTTGAGCAGGAACTCTCCGAGCTTCCCGACCTTCAGCCGGGAACCATGTACGCCCTGCGTCCCGGTAGTCAGATCGAATTCAACTCCCCTCCGCCAGCGGGTGAAGACCCGGCGTATCGGGATAGCTGCCTGCGCCGTGTCGCAGCCGGCCTCGGCATTACTTACGAAACCCTGACCGGCGACTTGTCCTCGGTGAATTTCAGCAGCGCCCGTATGGGTGCCCAGGAAATGGGGCGGGCCATCGATGGCTATCTCTGGCAGTTGTTCATCCCACGCTTTTGCCACCGGGTATTCCAGTGGTTTCTCGATGCCGTCGAAATTCAAACCGGCATGGGCATCGCAGATATCACGGATGAGTGGACGCCTCCCGCCAGGACTGTTGTAGACCCGAGCCGCGAGTTTGAGTCATTGGCCAGCGCCGTGCGTAACGGCTTTATCACGTTGCCCGAAGCCATTCGCCGCCAGGGCTATGACCCGGTCGCCGTGGCTAATGAGCAAGCCGAATACCTCGCAATCCTCGACAGCCTTGGCATCAAGGTCGAGAGCGATTATCGCAATGACAGCAAGGTAGCCGCTCCGGTTGAGGACGCTACCGATCCGGCGGCACCCGTCCCAGGAGACAACACCGATGGCTAAAGCCGAAATGCTGAGAGAAGCACAGATGCCTCTGATGTCCGTCCGAGCGGCACCGATGCCCGCCACCTTCAATCGCGACAACAACACCATTGATGTCGTGTGGACGACCGGCGCACAAGTTCGCCGCTACGACTGGATGGACGGTCCCTTCATTGAAGAACTGGTCGTCTCTCCCGACGCCGTTCGCCTGGATCGGCTAAATGGTGGCGCTCCGGTTCTCGATACCCATGAGTGCGAGGAACTGGAAGACATCATCGGCGTGGTTGAGCGGGCGTGGCTGGAAGGCGAAACCGGCATGGCCACGGTTCGCTTCTCAACCCGCGAAGAACTCCTGCCCTATGTGCAGGACATCGCCGCCGGAATCATTCGCAACGTGTCGGTGGGCTATCAGGTTCACCAGTACGAAGTGACTCGCCCAACGGATGGCTCGATGCCGATCTACCGGGCGGTTGACTGGGAGCCGATGGAAATTTCCTTCGTCCCCATTGCCGCTGACGCGGCATCGCAAGTCCGCAGCAAGGACAGGCTGCATCCCGTTTCAATCACAACCCGAGGTGACGATATGTCTGACCCCTCAGAAAACGAAATTCCGGCTGAGGAAACTCAGGCTTCGGAAGCTCCTGTTGAAGTTACAGAAACCGCAGCGGTTGATGTCGCGGAAGAAGTCCGTAAAGCCATCGCCCTTGAACGGGTTCGTGCGGCTGAAATCCGCAGCACAGTTCGCATGGCCAAGCTACATGAAGACATTGCTGAAAAGCTGATCGACTCCGGTCGTTCGCTGGATGAGTGTCGCGCTGACGTTCTGCGGATGTGGTCCGAAAAAGTCGATAGCTCCGCTACCGATTCTGGACGCTCTGAAGAAGAGATCGCCACGCAAACACGCTCTGCCGAACTCGCACAGAGCATCTTCCGCCAAGTTGCAGGAGTTAAGTAATGACGACCTATACCGAATCCCAACACGATTTTGAGGCGCTGCTCTCTGAAGGTGACGGCAGCATCTCCCGTGAAGTAGTCACCGTTAAATCCGGCGCAGGTGTTCTGTCCGCAGGCACCGTCCTCGGCAAAGTCACCACGGGCGGCAAGTACGAAGGCTACGACGACGGCAAGAGCAATGGCGCGGAAACCGCTGTTGCCGTGCTGATGCAGGGCGTTGACGCTTCCAGCGCCGACGTGTCTGCCACCGTCATTGTCCGGTTGGCCGAAGTCAAGAAAGACGCGCTTCAGTGGATCGCCGCTGTTGATGCGACTGCCAAGACCAAAGCCTATTCCGATCTGGCTGCCGCTTACGTCATCGCGAGGTAATAACGATGGACTTTTTCACAGACTTTTTTAACGCAAACGAACTGATTGCCAGTATCGCCAAGGCTCCGTACATTCCGGGCCGTCTGGGTGATCCGGCCATCTTCACTACCCGTCAGCTTGGCACCACCAAACTCAGCCTTGAAGATCAGGCGCTGAACGATGCGTCCCTGCTGACTGCGACTCCTCGCGGTACGCCTTCCAAGGCGCAGACCCTGGATCGCCGTGCGGTGCACACCTTTGAAACCAGCCATTACCGAAAGGACGGTGCCGTCTACGCCGATGAGGTGCTGGGGCTTCGGGCAGTAGGTATGAGTGGTTCCAAAGAATCCATCATCGCCCGTCGCGATGAGGTGATTGCCAAGTTGCGTCGGGATATCGACCTGACTCTGGAAACCCTGCGTATCAACACCCTGAACAGCCCGAGCAATGCTTTTGGCAGCGCACCGGCTTCTGCGGCAGTGGGCTTCGGGGCTTCCGACAGCGCCATTCGTGCAGCCATCTTCACCAACATCATCAAGCCGATGGAATCTGCTCTGAAGGGCATTCCTTACACCGGCCTGCTGGCACTGTGTGATGACACCTTCTGGGCGGGCCTGATCGAGTCCAAGACCATCAAGGAAACCTACCTGAATCAGGTAGCGGCCAGCGCCCTGCGCGGGTCGACGGTCGAACAAGTGATTTTCGGCGGCGTCACCTTTGAACGCTATCGCGGCGTCGGTTCTACCGTCATCGCTAGTGGCAAGGCGAAAATCATTCCTGTCGGCGTACCGGAACTTTTCATCCAAGCGTTTGCTCCGGCAGACACCCTGGATCAGGTCGGCGCAGGCGCACTGGGCCAGCCCTACTACGCCAATGCCTACCCGATTGACGACGGTAATCGCGGCATCTACATCGAGATGCAAACCAACCCCGTGATGGTTTGTACTCGTCCCGATGCCGTGCTGACCATCGGCCTGAGCTAATCATGGCAAGCGCCTTTGATCAACTCGCCAGCAGGGCGCATGTCGCCCTGCAACAAACCTTCGGCTCCGCCATCACGATGGATGGCGTCGATGGGACAGCGATTGTCATCCCTCAGGACGACATGATGCTGGGCAACACGGTGGAGATGATCAATGGGGCGCATTTGATGTTCCGCGCTGCGGATTTCCCCGATGCCGTCGTGCGAGCCGAGGTGCTGCACGGCGACACCGAATACCTCATCGTTGAAATTGATGATGTGGACTCGGCAGGGATTCGCAAAGCCAGGATGGCACCGGCATGAACATCAGTGGAATCGTTACCCGACTTCAGACCGTGACTGGACTCTCTGGAAAGGTAGTGGTCGGCTTGCCGCCACAAACAGACAGTCTGTCCACCGGGGCCAAGTGCTGGATCACCGATATCAGCGAAACGGCAGGGCCATCCCTCCGCGTCAACACGCCTTCGATTCAGAAGGTGGATTGCCGGATTGGTGTGGTGCTGACCGGGGCTGATCTGCCGTCGATTCTGCCGATGCGCGACAGCATCAGAACCACGCTGATTGATTATCAGCCGGAAGCGAGTGGTGATCCCATCACTTACCGGGCTGGACGCATGGAGTTCCTTGACGCCGGGAGTGCCGTCTGGCGCGATGAGTTCTCGTTCACCTATTACGTCGATTTATTGGAGGCCACCTAATGGCTAAGTGGACCGTTGACCCCGTGACCGGCATCAAGACCAAGGTAGGAGGGACAGATTACATCCCGCCCTGCCTTGCCAAGACTGCCGAGCGTAAGAAAGCCTTTATCCCCGACCCCGCCACCGAGACAGTGACAGCGACGGATGAGACCGGAAACAAGGAAACTGATTGAAACCTGTCTCCGACATGCCCAAGGCATGTTGGCCGCAGTAGCCACATGGCTTAAAGAAACGACTTAACCGTTTGACAACCAACGGGTTCGCCAGGACGCCTCTCCTTAACAGGGACACGCGACCAGCCAGCCACCCCGGTAACACCCGAGGTACTGGCTATGTCCCTGTTTATGAGAAAGACGCTGGTTGCGCTGAAAGTCGAAACGACTCAAGGCACCCCAGTAAGTTTGGCCGGAAGCGATTGCTTCCTAATTCGGAACTGTACTCTAACCCCGTTAGCAGGAAATTCGGTTTCCCGCGAGTTCGTCCGCGAAACGTTCGGCAACTACGGCAGCATCCAGTTGGACCAGCACGTTGAACTGTCCTTCGAGGTGGAGTTCTCCCCCTCTGGTACGGCTGGCACTCGCCCGGCGTATGGCGATGCGCTGCTGGCTTGTGGCTTTGACGAAACCACCGCTTCTGGGGTGTCGGTTGCCTACAACCCAACCTCCACCAGCATTGATAGCTGCACGATTGCTGTCTACATGGACGGCATCAAGCACATCATGGCCGGTTGCCGAGGCAACGTCTCCCTGAACCTGGCGCGTGGCGCACTGCCGACCCTGAACTTTACGTTCATGGGCAGCTATACCGCCCCAACCGACGACACCCCGCTGACGCCGAACTTCACTGACTTCAAGGTGCCGGTCGGCCCGAACTCCTTGAACACCACCGTTGTTGACCTTCACGGCATCAGCGTGTGCATGGAGTCGTTCTCTGCTGACATGGGCAACCAGACCACCTTCCGCGACCTGCCGGGATGTGATCCGAAGTGTCTGCTGACAGGCCGTCAGCCGTCTGGCTCGATGAGTTTCGAGATGACCAACGTCGCCACCTATGGCTGGGTTGAGGCCGCACGTCTCCACACCGTTGACGCACTTCAGATCGTTCACGGCACCGCCGCCGGAAAAATCATCACCATCGACGCGCCTGCCGTCTCCTTCCAGCCGCCCAGCTTTGCGGATTCGGATGGAGTGTTGATGTGTTCGATGCCGCTGGTGTTTGAACCCGACGCGGGCGATGACGAGTTCGTCCTCACCTACACCTAAACAACGCCCAGACAGGCAGTCGTAAATCACGACCCTGTTTACAGGGCTGTCTACAGCGCCCCCCGCCGCTGGTGATGAAGCGGGGGACTAATTCCTCAACAGACAGATAGGTAACAGCATGGCTTTCAAACTCAACCTTTCCGACTCGTTCTGGTTCACCGTCAAGGTGCCGCAACTGACGGACATGGGCAAACAGGTCGAGAACCACATCAAGTTCAAGTTCAAGCGACTGGACATTGATGAGAGGCGCGAACGCGAACTGCGTTTGGGTGGCGATATTTACCAGCAGTTGATGGCCGAGGTGGACGGCAACATGGATGTCCTCTCCGGTAAGTTCACTGCCGAGATGATCCGTCAGGGCCGCATGGACAAGACCAGTGCCGACCTCACCGATGAGCTGCTGGACATCGTCAGCGATTGGGAAGATGTGGCCGATGCCGAAGGCCCGATGGACTTCAATCGCGAGAACCTGCTCAAGCTGGTCAAGTTCCTGCCCAACCTGCCGCAGGCCATCAACGACGCCTACCGCAATGCGTATTCAGGCGAGTTGAAGAAGGGAAACTAATTGAAGCCGCCAAGTACTGGGCCTCGCCGCAGGGCAGGTCCGGCGGCGGCGATGAGGAACTGGAGGCGGCGCTGAATGCGTTTGGCGCACCGGAAGATTTGCTCGACAAGATCAAGGACGCCGACCACGAAACGGACTTTGAAATTGAGCGCGAGAACTGGGACACGCTGCTGGTCTTTCTGGCTTGCAGCACCCAGTGGCGCAAGGAGTTTGCCGGCATGTCCGGTGAGTTGATCTACCACGGGCTGGACTACCCGGCCACCAGCGTGGTGATCCGCATGATGGGCCATCGTGGGCAGGACGCCCGCGACATATTCGCCGGAGTGCAGACGATGGAAATTGCCGCCCTGCCGCTTTTGAACAAGAGAAGCAAATGACCGACATTATCCTTGGCGCGAAAATACAGATCGACACGGGTGGCAGCACCCAGGCGATGTCTTCGACCGTCAAGGGCATGAGCGACATGGGCAAAGCGGCCAAGCAGGCCCAGTCCCAGTTTGCGGCGCTGTCCAAACAAGCGGAAGCCAGCTTCACCAGCATCAATGCCGCGCTCGGTATGAACCGGGCGTCGGAGATCGCCAAAGCGGCGCTGGACGCCAACAAGGCCATGGGGATGCTCGGCACCTCGGCGCTGAATGCGAATAAGGCCGTCGCCGCCAGTGTCGGCACCTCCAGCAACATCATGGCGGCGATGACCGGCACTCTCAAAGCCGTCAGCGCCGAATCCGAAAAAGCCACCCAATCTCTCGGGAAGGTGGCCAAGGAATCCGAAAAAGCCGGCCTCAGTTTCCGAGGCTGGCTACCGCACATCCGCACCACAGGCGCAGCGATTGGTGTTTGGCTAGGTGTTCGTATGGTTATGAACATCGCCAAAGCGGCAGATGCCTACACCAACATGAGCGCCCGCTTGCGGCTGGTGGCCAGTGACTCCACGCAACTGGCCAACATCCAGTCGCGGCTATTCCAGATATCGCAGAGCAATCAGTCCGGTTTGGAAGAGACGACCAAGCTCTACACCCGTATGGCCATGGGTCTTAAGGATTTGGGCCGGTCGCAGGCCGAGATTCTCAACGTCACCGACCTGCTCGGCAAGGGCATGAAGATCAGTGGGGCATCCACCGTAGAAGCATCGGCGGGCCTGCTTCAGTTTGCCCAGGCCATGCAGTCGGGGATTCTCTCCGGCGACGAATTCCGCTCCATGATGGAGAACATGCCGCGCATTTCCAAAGCCATCGCGGATGGCCTTGGGGTGTCGCTGGGCCAGCTTCGCAAAATGTCCGCCGCGCAGGAACTGACCTCGGCCAAGGCCATCAAGGCGCTGGCCAGCCAATCCGATGCGCTCAATCAGGAAGCCGCCCGCATCCCGGTCACCTTGGGCCGTGCCTGGACCGAGCTGGGCAATGCGTTCACCAAACTGATTGGTGACGCGGATCAGGCTACGGGGGCTTCGCAGAAAGTTGCTGCCGCTATTGAATCCTTTGCCAAGAAGATAGAGCAGTTCGCCAATACCGAATCCCCACTGGAGCGGACCCGGAAAAATATCAAGTCCATCACGGCGGAAATCGCCGAACTCAATAAGCAGATGGAAAAACCCTGGTGGTCGCGCCCGCTGGATATCAGCATTGCCGGCCCCGGGCAATTGGAAAATCTCACCAAGCAACTGGCTGGCGAACAAAATCGGCTGGCGGGGCTTGAGAAGCAGAACTCGACTGAAACGGGCAGCGGCCTGAGTCGCCAAGCGCAAGAGTACATCGACGCCGCCAGCGCCGCATGGAAACTCACCCAGGCGCAGAAAGCGGTTGTCGAGCAGATCGTCAAAACGTCAGAAGCGGAAGGGTTTGACCCAGGATTCCTGCTGTCAATTGCCAAAGCGGAATCTAGCTTCGACGCTTTGGCCAAAGCGGCAACAACAACGGCTTCTGGCGCATTCCAGTTTGTTAAGGGCACCGCCAAGCAGTACGGCGTCAAAGACCCCTTTAACGTAGAACAGGCGACCGTAGGTGCAGCCAAGTACCTGACCGTGCTGCAACGCCAGTTCAAGGACACCCAACTGGCCGCACAGGCGTATCACGACGGGGAAAATGCCGTGGCCCGAGCCGGCAATCGCGTCCCCGCCAACAGCACAGACCCAGGCTATGGCACCCGCATTCTCAAGAACATGCAGGCGCTGCAAAAGGCCATGGGCAACGCCACCGACGCTATCGGCAAGGATATCGCCAAGGCCGAGAAGGATCAGTTCGACGCCTACGCAGATGGCTTGGCCCGGCGCGAGAAAGCCTACGACGATTACTCCAAGATCGCGCTGGCCAAGAACAAGACGCTGACGGATCAGTTGTCGTCGCAACAGCAAGCCGCCAACGTCGCGGCTGAACAAGCCATGAAGATGGGTGACAGCGGCGCACTGGCTCAGGCGGAAGAAGAGATGCGGCGCATCATCATTGCCCGTAATCAAGCCACCCAGGACTCCATTGCCATTGAAGAGAAAGCCGCTAACAAACGGCTTGGCAACATCGGTATGGAGATCGCAGCGGCGCAGAAACTGGGTCAGGCCAATGAGGTGGCCAAACTCCAGGCGGAACGCGGCTCGGCCAAAGCCGAACTGGCGGCGATTGAAGAATCGCGCAAGCAACTCACCCTCCAGACCAACGACGATCTTCTGGCCAATGCACGGCAGTTTGCCGAAAAGCGGCTACAGATTGAGCGCGAACTGCTGGACGCTCGGTCCTCCCTTAGTCAGGATCAGTTCCAGGCCACTATTGACGACCAGAAAGCCCAGATCGATGCCACTCTGGGGCAAGCCCAAGCGCAAGCTGCCCTCAACGAGCAGCAGCGACAGGAAGCCACCGAGACCCTGACCGGGCAAGCAGCGATTGCTCAGGCCCGTGAGAACGTCAACGCCAAGCTGCGCGATGCGCTGACGCTGATTCAGGCGGAAAAACAGGCCGCGCTGGATAAGCTCAGTCTCGACATGCAGATGCTCGACTACCAGGAGCAGATTGCTTCCTGGCAGCGTGACCATGCCGACAGCGCCGCTGACCGCATCAAGGCGGAAACCGACCTCGCCAAGGTGCATGAGCAGCAGGCCGTCAACGCGCAGAAGTACCTCGATGTGATCAATGGTGTGACCGCTGCTGAAGCCAAGGCCCGTGCAGAAGCGGCCAAGCAGGGCAACAAGCTGGACGCGCAGTCGGTCAAGGAAGAACAACTGCGGATGAATGCCTACTGGGATCAGACCATCAGCCGCATGAAAGACGCCCAGAAGATATGGGTGGAACTGCTGGGTAGTCAGGCCGATGGGTTTGGCGATATTGCTTTGTCTCTGGTCGAGTTCTCCAAGCAGTTGGATCAGATCGAATCCAAATACAAGGATTTGGCCGTACAAGGCAAAGAAGCCGACGAAGCGGGCCAAACCCGCTTTGGAGAAACATCCAAAGCCGTTGCACAGTCGATTGCCGCCACAGCAGTCGGTATGCGAAAGATGTTTGAGGAAGGATCGAACGGCTATAAGGCCATGACCGCTTTGGCAGGTGCTGCCGCACTGGCCCAGGATGCCGTCAATATCGCAGACGGAATCGGCGCGATTCTGAAGCAGCTAAAAGAAGGGGACGTTTACACGGCGATTCCCCGCGCCATTGCGGTTGCAGGCATGGTCGCACAACTTATTGGCCATGCGGTGGGAACCATCGCGGCGATGGGCGGCGGATCACGCACCGTCAAGGCGGAAGACCGCCAGAAAACCCAAGGCACCGGCACCGTCTTCGGTGACGCCGCCGCGCAGTCCAATTCCATCGCCAACTCTCTGGAGATCATCAAGCAGAACAGTAGCAACGACCTCAACTACTCCGCCGCGATGCTGCGGTCGCTGGAAAACCTCAGCAACAGCATCCTGGCGCTGGCCAATCAGGTCACGTCCATTGTCATGCCGTCGATTGACGCGGCCATCCAGGCCAGCGGGATGCAGTTCGGCAAGCAAAACATCAGCCTGTTCTCCGGTTTCAACAAGCAGTTGACCGACAGCGGTATCGGCTGGTTTGAGGCCAGTTTGAGCCGCATCCTCAAAGGTGACTTTACGGCCAAGATGTACGCCGACATCACCAAGTCATTCGAGGTGATGGGCATGGCGCTGAGTGAGTCCACCAAGACCTACGTCCGCGATGCTGGCAGTGAAGTCAGCAACCAGATCACCATGATCTTCCGCGACATGGTGAAAGCCATGCAGGATGGCGCGTCGGCCTTTGGCAAGTCTGGCGATCAGGTACTCACCGCGCTGAAAGGCTTCAAGGTCGGCATGGAGCAGATCAGCCTCAAGGACATGACCATGGAGGAGCAGACCGCTGCCCTCAATGCCGTCTTCAGCAAGATCAACGACCAGATGGCAAGCCGTCTCAATAAGGCGCTGGACCTCGATCTCGGTCCGTTCCGCAAAGCCGGTGAGGGCATGGCGGAAACGTATTTCCGCGTCGGATCGGCCATCAACAATGCCAAAGGTGCAATGGAGCAGCTTGGGCTTGAGGCCGTCAATTACAAAACCCTCACCGATGCCGCCAAGCAAGGCGTGATTGATGCCGAGATTTCCAAGAAGACCATCGTCGAGCAGATGGGTGGACTCTCGGAAGGCGTCAAGCAATACGTCATGCAGTTGGATGGCAGCGTTGAGGATGTGGTGGATGCCACCAAGAAACTCATCAAGGCCAGCCAGGACATGCGGGCCGCAGGGTTTGACGAGAACACCCTCAACCGCACCATGATTAACGCGGCTGGCGGGCTGGATGCCTTCAATGAGGCCATGACGGCATTCAATGAAAACTTCCTCTCCGAAGCCGACCGTTACTCCGGCGACGTTCGCAATCTCACAGATCAGTTCGCCAAGCTGGGATACGGCTTGCCAAAGAGCAAAGAGGACTTCTACAACCTCGTCAACAGCATCAAAGTCACCGACGAGGCCGGTCAGAAGCTGTTCGGCCAGATGATTGCGCTGTCTGATGCCTTCGCCAAGGTGGCCGACGAAGCCCAGCGCATCAAGGACAAATACGCCGACATTCTTGACCCGTTCAAGAAATTCTCCGACCAGATCAATCAGGTCGGCAAGGACTTTGCCACCCTCATCGGCGGGTTGACTGGTGAATCCAAAGGCAAGATCGACGCGATTACCGCTGCTGCCAATAAGGCCCGCGCCCCGCTGGAAGGTGACAAGGCCGTGATGCAGGGGTCAATCGACGGCAGCAGGGCGCGTATTGAAGCCATCCAGACTCAGATTGCCGAGTGGGAAAAGCAGCTTGAGACCGAGACAGATAAAGCCAAAGCCAAGCAGAACAAGTCGCTTATCAAGAAGCTGCAAACATGGATTGCCGATGGCAAGCAGCAGATTCAGTACTTCGGCAATGCCATCTCCGATGCCCAAGCTGCACTGGCCCCGATCAACGACCGATTGCTGACGCTGAGTCTTCAGGAAGGCGTTGACAAGATCGCGGAAGAGGCCCGACTGAGCGTCGAGAAGCAAGCCATTGTTGATGATGCCGTTAAGGCCATGTCCTCCACCCTTGAGGATGTCTTCAACCAGATTGTTCAGACCGTCCAGGCCGCACAGCAGCGGGTGCAGTCGGTGGTGGACTTGCAGAAATCGCTGGCCTCACAACTGGCACAGCTACAGGGACCGGGTGCTGTGGCTAACCTGGCCAACAATGACCTCTCCCAAGCATGGGCCGCGATCAACGATTACATTGCCGGTGTGCAGTCCGGTACGGCCCGTAACGTCGAGACCGAGATCGGCCTGCTCAACACCGCCCAGCAAGCGGTCATGGCCCGCTACAACGCAGAGATTGCCGCCATCCAGGACGCCGAGCGCGAATACATCGCTGCCGAAACCGAACGGCTGAACGCGGCCTTGCAGGTTCGCATCGAGGCGATCAACGCCGCCACCGAAGCGGCGGTGAAGGCCGAAAACGACCGCCTAGAAGCGGCGATCAAAGCCCAAGCCAAGCTGGATGAAGCCGCGCAGAAAGCCTTGCAGAAAGGGTTTGACGCGCAGAACAAGATCACCCAAAAGCAATTCGACGCCGAGCAGAAGCTGTTGCAGAAACAGTTCGATGCGGAACAGGCCGCGCTGCAAAAACTGCACGACGCGCAACTGGAAGCCCTGCAAGACGAACTCGACGCGGCCAACAAGCTGAGTGATGCCATCAAGGGCGTGGCCGAGTACGCGCAGAGTCTGAAGCTATCCGCCAACTCCACGCTGTCACCCGAAGCCAGATTGGCCGAAGCCCAACGCCAGTACCAGACCCTGGTCGGACAGGCCCAAGGTGGCGATGCCGACGCCATGGGCAAACTGGCTGGGGCGTCGGATGCCTACCTCGAAGCTGCAAAGCAGTACTACGGCAGCAGCACCAACTATCAGGACATCTTCGACGGGGTGCAGAAGGCGATGGAATCCATCGGCGGCATGTCAGCCCCCGATCCGAACTCCATCCAATCTCGCATCGACATCCTGCGCGAAGCTCAAGCCGCTGAGATGGAAGCCCTGCGTGAATTGCAGGCGGAAAAGCTGGACCTGCTGCGCGAGGAACAGGCCGAAAAGCTGGACGCTATCCGCGAGATTCAATCCGACCAACTCGATGCCCTGCGCGAACAGCAGCAGGCCAACATCGACGCTATGCGCGAGTCCTCGCAGACAGTGCAGGAACAGATTCGCGATGCCGCGCAATCCCAGATCGAAGCCTTGCAGAAGCAGACTCAGCAAACCATCGCAGACCTCTCTGACCCAACGAAGAACCGCGCCATGGCTGAAGCCAAGGCCGCTGCTGAACGGGATATGAAAGAGTTGCAGCGGCTGGCGGAACTGACTCGCATTGAGGCGCAGCGTCAGGCGGATTTGGCGCGGGCGGAAGCCGCGCTCCAGGCGCAGAACGCACTTGATCTGGCGAACAAGCAACTGGGCGAACTACAGGCAGGCACCAAGGTAAGCCGCGACACGGTAAGCGCACTGAATCGCATCCTTGCCAACAACAAGCTGCCTACCATCCCAGGCTATGCCTCCGGCGGACTCGCCCAACCCGGCCTCGCCATTGTCGGTGAACAAGGCCCGGAACTGGTCCGCTTCAACCGTCCGGGGCAGGTTTACAACGCCGCTGACACCAAGTCTATGCTGGGTGGTGATGCCGAGACCAAGCAAATCCTCCGCGAGATTCAGACCGAGACTCGGGCGGGCGTCACCGTGCAGTCGCAGGCGCTGCCACTGGTCATCAAGGAACTGGCGGAACTCAAAGCCGAGTTTGCCCAACACAAACGCAACCAAAAACTCGCGGTGACTGCATGAGCAAATACATCCCCGACATCCGCCAAGGCGACACCTACCGCCTGAAGCTGGAATACCAAGGCACCGACCTCACCGGCTGGCGTCACTGGATGACCCTGCGGGCCGAGTTTGACGATGCGACTCCGGCACTGGCTACGTCCTCATGGGCGGGCGACCACCCGGACGATGATCCAGAAAACGGCATCGCTTATGTGGAGTTCACCGCCGTGCAGACGGCCACGGTGACACCCGGCACCTATCAATGGGACATCCAGGCCAAGGCCACGGGCGGCGACATCATCACCATTCTGCCACCGGCTGACAGATACCTCGACACCGTGAAACTCGTGCCGCAGGTCACTAAAGATGCCTGAGATCACCGTTCAAACCGTTGCAGGCACTGTCACCGTCTCCAACCCGTGGGAAGAGCGCGTCATCACGGTCGCTGTCGCCCAAGGCGTCAAGGGCGATACCGGCGACACCGGAGCCACTGGCACACCGGGCGCCTCGGCTTACGAACTCTGGCTGGCCGACGGCAATGAAGGGACGCTACAGGATTTCTTCGACTACGCGGGCGCGAATGCCTCTCGCTTTCTGGATGGTGTGCCGGTATCACTAGGCGCACTGACCGCAGGCGATGTGCTTACTTTTCAGTCCGGTCTCTGGACCAATACCCCACGATCCGACGTGACCGACGGCGGCAATTTCTAAGGAGCATCACTTATGGCCAACACACTCAGAATCAAACGCCGCGCCTCCGGTTCACCGGGCGCACCTGCAAGCCTCAACAATGCCGAACTCGCCTACAACGAGGTCGATGACATTCTCTATTACGGCAAAGGCACCGGAGGGGAGGGTGGATCAGCCACCACCGTCGAAGCCATTGCAGGCGCAGGCGCTGTCGTTACCCTGTCAGGCACCCAGACCATCACGGGTGACAAGACCTTCTCCGGCGATGTCACCGTGCCGACGCCGACCAGCAATGGCCATGCGGCTACTAAGCTGTATGTCGATTCCGCTACGCCGAACGTCGTCGCCGGGGATGGCATTGATGTCAGCGTCGATGGCAGCAATGTGACTGTCACGGTCGAGTCCTCAGTGGCCCGTCTCGCCAGCCCGACGTTCACCGGCACCCCGGCAGCACCGACGGCCACCGCTGGGACTAACACCACTCAGATCGCGACCACGGCCTTCGTCTCCGCTGCTGTCAGTGCGATTGTTGATACCGCCCCAGAAGCCCTGAACACGCTGAACGAACTCGCCGCAGCGTTGGGTGACGATGCCAACTTTGCGACCACCGTCAGCACCAGTCTGGGCGAGAAGCTGGTCAAGGCCAGCAACCTCTCGGACCTGACCAGCGTCAGCACCGCCCGAACCAACCTTGGCCTCGGCAGCATCGCCACCCAGGCCAGCAGCAATGTCTCGATCACCGGCGGCAGCATCGACGGCATCACGCTGGATTGCGGCACGTTCTGATTTAACTCACCAGACCTCAATAGGCCATGGCAAACAAACTCATCATCAAGAAATCCACCGTCACCGGAAAAGCCCCGGTGGCGGGTGATCTCGACATTGGCGAACTGGCAGTCAATACCGCCGACGCCAGACTGTTCACAAAGCACAGCGACGGGTCCGTTAAAGAGATCGGCGCAACCGCTGTGATTGCCCAGTTGGATGGCGGACATCCTGACAGTAACTATGGCGGCATTACCGCCCTCAACGCGGGAGGCGTGTAATGGCTATTCAAATTCAATACCGGCGCGGCACTGCGGCTGAGTGGACCTCTGCTAATCCGACGTTGGCCGAGGGTGAACCCGGCTACGAAACCGATACCGGCAAGTTCAAGGTGGGTGACGGGTCTACGGCGTGGACCTCGTTGGTGTATTCGTCGGGAATCAAAGGCGATACCGGCGAGACGGGACCGCAGGGGATTCAAGGTATACAGGGGATTCAAGGCGAGACAGGTCCAACCGGCCCAGCCGGAGGCGTCAACTCCGTCAACGGCCTGACCGGCGCAGTAGACCTGTCGTCTGTCTATCAACCGTTGGACTCCGACCTCACAGCCTTTGCCGCTAAAACTGCCCCCACCGGCGCAGTCGTCGGCACCACCGACAGTCAGACGCTTTCAAATAAGACAATAAATTCGCCTACGATCACCGGCGCTATTTACGCTAATGGTTCAGTGCGTAGCAATATCGTAGCTGTGTCTGCTATGGACATCGACTGTTCCACTGGGAACTACTTCACTAAAGGAATTAGCAGTAGTAGCACTTTCTCGTTCAGCAACGTCCCATCAGGGCAAGCCTATAGTTTTATCGTCGAAGTCACTCACACGGGTGGGACTATTACATGGCCAACTTCAGTGAAGTGGGCGACTAATACAGCGCCGACGCTAACTACTGGAAAAACTCACCTATTTATATTTGTTACTGATGATGCCGGAGCGCGATGGCGCGGCGCAGCGCTTGTGGATTACGTCAACTAAGGGGTGCAATGATGGACCCAAATACCACAAGGATTTTAATGGCTGCTGGAGGGAAGCGCCCCGCCCCCGTGCCGTGGGATAATGTTGGAAACGCTGGCTACTATATGATGGTGCCATACACTGTCGCGAGTACTTACAAGATACTTGTTGTAAACACTCAGAATTTTACAGTTGAAAAGATAATAGATTGCGATTATTTCAACAAAACTAGATTTTATAGGTTTGGTAGTAACATACTACAAACACAATACGGAAACACTTTCTATAAGATTTATTCGATACAGACTGGAGCAATAGTGTCGGAAGGCAATTTCCCCGGCCCAATCTATGCGGATGAGCTAAAGTTTGCGTCTGACAAGCTACTAAGACTGGGGTGGACGACTTCCGGCCAACCAGAGGCTGTCGCGTACACATTTACGGTTGATGATCTCGGAGTGACTCAAATTACATCCGCGACAACTACTAGCATGGGTAACTATAACAGCTTTTACGGGATGATTAACAACCCTGTTATTGCGGGTCAGGCTAATATATCTAACAGTACTGGCCTATTGACCAGCATGGGCACTATAGGCACGAAAGCCCCTTACGACAATTCAAGTTCCGCTGCCGGCGCGAGAGGAACAATGACGGTCAACAGCTCAGGAACTACGATAACTTTCAACGGGTCATCTAGCGACAATAGCAATTATTCTAGGCCGATCGCAGCCACCGGCTCTAATGGGTATTGCCTAATTTCTGGTATTGATGGGTATGATACCCGCGTGTTTTCCGGGACAGCCGACGGCGGTTTTGGTAATGTGACGAGTCAACCCCCAGCAACAAACTTTTCACCCGCCGCTGTGTTAAATAGTAATTCATATTCACAATGGTTAGCAGTGCGCCAAGTCTATGTTTCTGGGAGCTGGGTACATAAAGTATCCAGCATACAAGCATCGTTAATAAATGACTATTTCACTTTGCAAAATACGTCTGGGGCAATAGTGCAATCCGTGATCGGTGGAGCAGCGGTAGCATATGTGGAGAACGGGGATATACGAATTGCAAAGTACGACGTTTACTTTGGCCTGGGTGCAGCTAATATCGTCACTTCTGTCCCCGGTGTGGTACTAGCTAATTCTGTCAACCCTTCGTATGGGGTTACAAAAGTCATAAATTATTGACCATATATGTGGTTCAATCTTACATTGTAAATTTCACGAGATGTTAAGCATGTACCTACTTGCCATCAATCAGAGCGTTGAGAAATTCCCCTACTCGGTTAGCGATCTGAGGCGCGATAACCCTGATACCAGCTTCCCTGCTATTCCGAATGATGATTGGTTGGCGGAATGGAACGTATTTCCAGTGGATGACCTTCCTGTTCCGGTCTACGACCCTGACACCGAAAGTATTGAGCGATCAGGTCCGACACTAGAAAACGACAAGTGGATTTTGGCGTGGCAAGTCCGGCCAGCAACACAAGAAGAGATTGCCCAACGACTTGAAGCCAAGCGCAGATCAATGATCGTCACCCCATTCCAGGCCAAGGCCGCACTGCTTGATGCTGGCCTCCTCGATGACATCGAAGCCTTGATCGCTGATCCCGATGCTGACCGAAAAGTGGTGCTGGCGTGGACCAATGCCATTAGCTTCGAGCGGTTGTCTCCAATGGTCGCTGGGATTGCTGCTGCGTTGGGGTGGACGGATACCCAACTCGATGACCTGTTCGATGCGGCGGCACAGATCGCATGATCTACCTCGCTGAACTCACCGCCTACGACCCGACCACCTCGTCAGTCGTCACGCATCGCTTCGCTTCCGGTCTCGGTTACAGCAACGGCTCCACGTTCTACGCTCCGCGCATTGAACAACCGGCGCTGTTCAGCCGGAGCATGAACGACGGCAGTGGCGGCAAGGCGGGGATGTCGCTGGGTGAACTGACGCTAGTCAACAACGACGGAGCGCTGAATGAGCTGGCAAGCCAATACTTCGATGGCCGCAGCCTGACGCTAAAGATCGGCAATCAAAGCGATGCTTATGCCAGTTTCACCACCGTTCTGGTGGCGACGATTGAATCCGCCGCGTTTGAGCGGGAGCGGATTTCGATTCGCCTGCGCGATAAGTCGGTGACGCTGGACAAGCCGTTCAGCGAGGTGAAGTACGCCGGGAATAACAGTCTGCCATTGGGACTGGAAGGCGATCCCGACAACATCAAAGACCAGTACAAACCTCGCGTACTGGGCCGGATCGCACTGATGCAGCCGACGATGGTGAACACGTCCAAGTTGATTTACCAGGTCAACAATGGCGCAGTCGATGCCATCGTCACGGTCTACGACGCCGGGGCTTATCTCTCGCAAGGCCCGGACTACACCAGCCAAGCCGACATGGAAGCCAACGCGCCCGGCGCGGGCATCTGGCGGGCGTGTCCATCTCTCGGTTGCTTCCGCATTGGTTCGACGGCCTATGGGCAGATTTCCTGTTCGGTCGTTGAAAAGTGGAGCTACACCCAGAACACGGCGGCGGGCTTGATTGAACGCATTCTGACCGAGAAGGGCTATACCTCATCGGACTGGGTGGCGGCGGATTTCACCACCCTCAATCAACTCAACGCTGGATCACTCGGCCTCCTCATTACCGATGGCGAAACCGTCGCCAGCTTGCTGGACCGCATCTGTCAGTCAGTCGGCGCATGGTGGGGATTCGATGCGCTGGGCCGCTTCCGCGTGGCGCGATTCGATGCGCCGTCCGGGACGCCGGTCGCCACGATCACCGAAGCCGACATCATCGAGATCGAACGGCAACCGGAGTCGGCTCCTGCCCAGTGGCGAACCACGATACAGGCCGACGCTAACTATGCGGTACAGGATCGCAAAAGCCTTGCCGGGGTGGTGCCAGAAGACAGGGCCGCATGGTTTGAGAAGGATCGCCGCGAACAGAAGACCGAAGTCACTGCACTGAAGACCTCGCGCCTGCTGGCAGAAGAAACCACTGCTGACACGGCATTGAATGGCATCGCCACCGCATTGGCTGAAAGCGCCCGTCGCCAAGCCTTGTACTCAGTCCGCAGGGATGTCGTCACCGTCACGCTGGCCAATCCTGACAACCGGCTGGGTGCCATTGACCTTGGCGCAGTCGTCAATCTCACCAGCACGGTGCTGGGATATTCATCGGGCCGATTGATGCGCGTCACTGCCATCGGCGTTGACCATCAGCGTTCGACTCTCGACTTAACTCTCTGGGGATAACATGGCCGCCGTCATCGGATACTCGAACAAAATCGACAGCGCCACCCTGAGTGGGTGGTCGAACAACGCCAACCTCAAGACCCGCTACCTGACGCAGAAGGCCACGGCCAGCGGCAATCTTGACATTGATCTCGGGTCAGCGCAGTCCATCGGGCTGGTGGCGCTGGTGGCTTGCTCCGGTATCAGCATGACCGTCACCGCAGGCAGTTCTTTCGGTGGCTCCAACCTCTACTCCGGCAGCGTGTCGGCCTATGGCGGGTCTGACACGGCGCTGACGTTTCCGGCGGTCTCGGCCCGGTATTGGCGCATCACGGCGTCCGGGTCAGTCGGGCGTGTCTTCATCGGCCCGCGCTTTGCGCCGACCTGGGGAACAGACTGGTCGCCCAGCATTCAAGTCGAGTCCCGCACCAACGTCATCGAGGCATTGTCCGGTCCTGAGTATTTCGACAGCCGTCCTAATCGCCGCGTCTGGCGCGGCCATTTCAGCTTCCTCACCGAAGCCGAGGGCATGACCTGGCTGGGCGTGCAGCAGACTCTGGATGTCTCCGGGGAGGTGTATGTGATTGACGATGATGATGCCACCTCGCACCGGGACAAGCGCAATTTCTACGGACGGCTTCGCACTCTTGATGCCATAGAGTGGCCCTATCGGTCTGAGCGGGCGGTCGGTGTCGAAATCGGAGAACTCCTCTAATGGCACTATACCGTCACACTGCCACCGGCTTCTTGGGTGAGTTCGCCAGCAACCCCGGTGCGGGCTATACCGCCGTCACCGCCATGCCGACTGATACCGTTGCCAACCGGGTAACGTGGTGGCGCGGGCTGGACACTTACGGCCAGACATCAAGCTGGCACCCGTCTGTCACCCGCGACCCGCAAGACCCCGGTGAAGCCACCATCAGCATTCAGTTCAGCCAGGACGCTGCGCTGATTTCGTCGGACCCGGATGGCACCGTTACCAACCCGCGTGATCCCGGTAACACCTATTACCTCGGTGCTTCCACCGAAGTGCGTGTCTATCGCGGCCTCACCGATGTGACGATCACCGAAGGCTGGACGCTGACCAAAGTGGAGGAGGGGTGTACTTCAACGCTGGCAGAAGCCGGTGGCCTCTACACGCTGAAGATCACCGACATTCCATTGCTGGCCACGCAATCCGGCTATGTGCGGATCACTGCCACCCGCGATGGCAGCGGGACGTTCGTGAAGGATTTCCGTTTTCTGAAGGTGTTTCAGGGGCAGGATGGCAGCAGCGGCAACGTCATCGACCTGACCAACGAGAATCACACGATCCCGACCGATGCCGATGGCAACAACGGCAACTACACCGGGGCGACGACGACGGCCAGCCTGTTTATCGGCGGCACCGATGACAGCGCAAACTGGACATGGACAGTCACCCCATCGGCAGGCATTACCGGCACGGCAACCAACAGCAACCGCACCTACACGGTCACGGCCATGTCCGTGGACGCTGGCACTGTCACCTTCAAGGCCAACAAGACGGGAGAATCGGAGCGCAGCGCCGTCTTCACATTGTCAAAAGCCAAGGGCGGTATTGCCTACTCTCTGGATATTTCGGCGGGCAGCATCAGCAAAAGCAATGCGGGCGTCTACAACCCGGCCAGCCTGACGATCAACGCCACCAAAGTAACCACCAGTGGCGTCTCGGCATATTCCGGGCGGATTCGTATTCAGACGCAGGCGACTCTCGGCGGCGCGTGGACCACGCAATACACCTCGGCCAGTGATGAGGCGTCCACGACCTACGCTATCCCGGCCAACATCGTCGCGGTCAAGGTCATCCTTTATCAAGCCGGTGGGGTGACGACGATCCTCGATCAGGAAAGCATCCCGGTGGTGTTTGACGGGGCAGATGGGTCGTCCGGCATTGTCATGGACCTCGACAACGAGAACCAAACCGTCGCAGCTTTGAAGGATGGCACCTGGATCAGCGGCACGACGGCCACCACGACGGCCCGCCTTTATCTCGGTGCCACCCAACTGACTAGCGGCATCACTTGGTCCGTGGCATCCGCGACCGCAGGCATCACCTACACAACCACAAACAACACCAGCAGCTACACCGTCAACGTCACCAACATGACGGCGGCATTGGTGTCTGGCACGGTGACGGTTCGCGCCACCTTCAACGGGGTCAACTACGATCAGGTCTTCACGATCAGCAAGGCCAATGCCGGATCGGACGGCACCCCGGCCACCGTGTACTGGCTGGACACCTCGGCCTCGGCCATCGCCAAGGACAAGACCGGGACGTACAACCCCACCAGCATCACGATCAACGCCTACTCGCAGACCGGCACCAATGCCCAGGTGGCCTACACGGGCCGCTTCCGGGTGCAGACGCAAGCCACGCTGAATGGCGCATGGACGACCCGCTATGACAGCGCCGGGAATGAGTCTTCGGCCAGCTACTCGATCCCGGCAAGTATCGTCGCGGTCAAGGTGCTTCTGTACCAAGCCGGAGGCACCACCACGCTGCTGGATCAGGAAACGCTGCCGGTGGTGTCTGATGGCCAGGACGGGGCGACGGGAACTCGCGGCTCTCGGCAGATTGTCATCTCCGGTACGTCTTGGAGTGATGCGGCAGCGTGGAATGGCATCATCACTCAGTTCGGCGGCACGACGCCGGTACTCAGTGATCTGGTCACGATAGCCAACGCGGCGTCCGGCTTCAGCGTCAGCAAGTTCTACACGGGCGGGGCTTACGACGGCGACTGGGTGGAGCCTTCCGCCTACATCAACGGCAACCTGCTGGTCACAGGCACCGTGGGTGCGAATGCCATTGCAGCCAATGCCATCACGGCAGGGAAGATTGCGGCGGGTGCGGTCAATTTGACCAACCTGACGTTTACGCCGGTGCAGACATCCAGCGTCGTCGCCTCGATCAACGCCTCCGCTGAGGGGGTGAAGATTGCCGGATCGCTGATTCGCATCGACGGCAATGTTACCTTCGGATCGGGTTATGACCCGTCCACCAAACTGTCAGCGGGTGGTGCGGCGACGGATATCAATAACAATGTCACCACCATTAACGGCAACAAGATCACGACCGGGACGCTGACGGCTGACAAGATTTATGGCGGGACACTAGACGCTTCGACCATCACGGTCACTAATCTCAGCGCATCCAGCATCACTGGCGGAACTCTGAACGGCACTAATGTCAGTGTCACCAACCTTAACGCCACCAACATCACTACAGGTACGCTGAATGGGGTGCGAGTTGGTACGGGCATCAATGGCGGAAATATCAATGACGCATCAATCACAAACGCAAAAATAGCCTCTCTCAGTGCTGGCAAGATAACCACCGGGAGCTTGTCGTCCACGGTTATTGATCTTGTCGGTTCTGCAGCGGTTATCAAGACCAGCAATTTTGCCTTGGGTACCGGGTTCAGAATATCCGGTGATGGGAATGCCTTCTTTTATGGGGCGGCTGTTTCCGGGTCTGCGAGAAGTACCAACTGGAACGGCACCATCAACGGCACTACCGGGCAACCGACGGCAGGCACTGGAACGCAGGGCTGGTGTATTGATAACGCGGGTAATTGTGAGTTCAACACGGTTCACGTTCGCACCAAGAACATTGAAGCGGGCGGGGTCACTTCGTCCGGGGGTTACGGAGCCGCCGCATCAACAATACTGAGTGCGGGACAAACAGCAACTTTCTGGACCCCAAATCAAGCGGCAGTCACCTACGGGCGAGGCAATATCGCTTTTCTAAGTTCGCTAGTTCTCAAAGCCACTGGAATACCCACAGGTTCGGCCATTGTAATGAACTATAGGGTAAATATAGTAAGGGCTGGGACAACGGTAAGAACTATTGACGGAGTGTCAGGCACACTGACAACAAATGGTATATTCCACATAAACATTCAATACTTTGACACTAGCAAATCAGACGCCGCAGCAGCCTATACATTTAACCTTACAAATACATCTGGTTACGCATTCCAAGTTATCTTCATTGACGAGTTTTGGGTGGAGTACAAGAGATGAACTGGACTGAATACAACAGCACGACAGGGCAAATGGGCGGCGTACATAGTGGGTATCAAGACGCCGAAAGCGCGTTGTCGCAGATTTTCATGGCTGGCATGGATGCTGTGATTGAAGGCGAATACGACAACCGCACCCACTACATCCTCAACGGCCAACCCACAGAACGCCCCGCCTCTCCCGTCACGATTGATGGGCGCACGCTATCCGATGTCCCGCCAGGGTCTACTTTGTGGATCGACGGCGAGAGTTACGAGGCAGAAGGCGATGTGGAACTAGATTTTGCGATGCCGGGAACGTACAAGCTGCGAGTGGTGTGCTTCCCGTATTTGGACTGGGAATATGATCTGGTGATGCTATGAAGATCGTCTATCGGAAGAATGTGGATGAACTGAGCATCGACCCGGTACAGGCGCGTATGGCGCTGGAGGAAATGGGCCTCCTTTCCGATGTTGAGGCACTGGTGGCGCATCCAGAGACGCCAGCCGCTATCCGCCATGCGTGGGAATTCACGCTGAAATTCACCCGCAGATCACCGTCCATTCTCGCTGCCGCGCAACTGCTGGGATGGTCTGAGGAACAGCTTGATCTGATCTTTGTGCTGGGGAGCCAGAAGACGTATTAGCCGTCACCACATCTGCGCGGCCAGATCACTCCCGCGCAAATTGCTGTAACGCCGCAACATCCTTGGGTCGCGATGGCCAGTGATGAGACTGATCTGCAAGTCACTCATTCGGGTGCGTTCAAATAACCGGCAGGTCGCCTCATGGCGAATGTCATGGAAGTGCAAGTCTTCACACCCGGCTTTCTTCGCAATCTGCGCCCAATAGTATCCAATCCGTAGCGTCGTCTTGCGCCGGTCGCCGTCATGGAAAAACGGAAACACCAAGCCGTCGCCGCCGTCTTTCAGTAATTCCATGGCCACGGACGACAATGGAACCTGACGCTTGTCGCCGTTCTTGGTTTTATCCAAGAAGATGGTCCGCTTCCCAAGATCAACCTGACTCCAGGTCAGTGTATACAACTCCGAAAGCCGCATCGCTGTCTCGAGCGCCAGCGTGAATAGCCGCAACATATCCGGCTGACCGCCCATAACCTCCCGCAACCTCCCTTCCTCCCCCGGTTCCAGACGGCGGTCACGGGCGGTATCCGTCACCCGTTCACCATCAGCCGGGGTGTACGCAGAGTAATTGCGTGGCAGCGACCGCACCACATTGATGGTAATGATTTCGCGATGGACGGCAATATCCAGCGCCCTGGCCAACGCGCCGACCCTCTTTTTAATGCTACCCGGCGTCAGCCGTCTGGCTTTCATGGCCGTCACCCAGTCCGAGAGGTGCTTCTGGGTGATTTTGTTCAGAGGCCAGTGGCCAACCTCTTTGCTGATGATGGGAAGCAGAGGCTTGTCTGAGGCGGAAGGGTTGGAGGAGTGTTCGTACTCGCCCAGCCATTTGGCGACGGTGTAATGGCTGGCGACGGTTTCTATGTAATAGCTTTGCGGCAGCGTCCCGGCAGCAATCTCGGCCTCCATGCGTTCCGCCCAGGCTTTGGCCTGCGCTTCCGTATCGGCGCTGGAGTGGATAGGGCGGGGCAGGGTGTGGTGCTTGATGACGATCTCATAGGTGCCGGATCGTCTCTTTCTGATGTACGCCATAAACCCCCTCCTAGATGGACTTTTCGCGCCGTTTAGTCGGGCGGTTGACCGACTGGAGGGTGGATTTTAGGGTTTTTTAGGCGGTTTTCAAGTCGGTCAAAACGTCGCGTTTTGCCGTAAGTGCTTGATTTCGTGGAGGCGCGTGGCGGAGTCGAACCGCCCTAGATGGATTTGCAAAGTCTCTAAGGCCGCGTGGTTCATGGGTTTTAGTACAAAACCGACCGCCTAACCTACCGCGTGGATTTTTCGTGGGCGTCCTGCCGACCTTTTGGGAGGTTCGACATTTGCCATCGCCATGACCATCTCCCGGCGGGATCGCTGTTCTTCCCTGGCGCGTTCTGCCAACCAGTTTATCAATTCATCACGCAGGAACAGCCATTGACCGGCCAGCCAGACGGCAGGAATTTCACCCTCGCGGGCCATCTTCGCGCACAGTTTTTCGCTGACATGCAGAAGGTCCGCTGCGTGTTTAGTCGTCATTGTGTCCATCACTCCTCCCAATCTCTTTTCCCACCGACACAACTCGCCGGGCCATGATCCAGAACAATCGGTTTCGGCCTCTCTTGCGGCATCCACTTGTCTGCCTTGGCGGCATCGACTGAGTTATGCAGCACCCTCAGAAGCGCAAAGCTGGCGCATTCACCATCGGCAATCAGTTGATAGCCTTCGGCCTGTGACCGGGTGAGGTTTTGACCGTCCGTCAGCCTGGTGAAGACTTTGCCGCCGTGCGCGTCGAAGCCGATCAGCAGGTAGTTGTCCTGTTTATATTTGGCTGTCATTGGCTACAAACTTCCCACAGTCCACTCTGAAATCCGACCACGCAACTGGAAACTCATCACTGCCCCACCAACGGATAGCGTCCTGCCGATCCTTGTCCGTGAACCGCCGCCCGCATTCGTGGTTGGCGCACTGCTCTGAGGAAGAGCAGAAGGTTGTGTCCTTAAAGCACATCATCAGTCCTCTCCGTTAAACCTTTCTCTGGCCAGCAACAGCTTGCGCCAAGCCAGATCGGGCGCACCGTTATCAATCGCCTGTAGGGCTTCTTCAATGATGCTTTGCAGATGATGGATAGTCGTCATCTGATTGGCTGTCATCAAAAGCAGTTCTTCGCGGGTGAAACCGTCAATCATTTTTAATCCTCTCAACGATCGTGTCGCAGCAATCAAACCACTCGTTGTGATTTCCTTGAATACCTACTTGCTCAACAATTTTCAGAATCCTCTCCCTCTCCGCTTGCTGCGCGGCTTGCCATGCTGCTTTTGCTGTGTTGTATTCACTAGGCCACACGGTTTGCTTCTCCCACCATTCAGCAACCATCTGTCGATTCCACCAGTCTTCAAACGTCACGGCTTATTCCTCCCCCGTTGCTTTTTTGATTGCGGCACGGGCTATCCGCCCGCATTCTTCTTTGGTGGACATGCTGTTTTGACTAGCAATACTTATCTGGTGAAGTGCCTCCAACAAATCAGGCACGGCGGCTATCAAGTTCAAATCAGCTCTGATGGCTTCATCGACTAACGCCACCGCTCTGCCAGTAGTAGTTTCTACCCATACATATCCATCTGGAAAAGTATCCCAATCAATAACCCAAGGGCCGGGTGTCGGTTTGCTCATTTTGTTTCTCCTCAATAAATAGGGTGGAGCGGGCCTGATTTCTCAGGCGACAGCCGGGAACCCCCAACCTCCGCCGCTCCGTAAATAGGTGACACGGGTCGGACGTTAACCCGACTAAGCCAGACTCTCTCGCGTGGATCGCGGGTATCTGGATGCTTCCACTTTTCAGCATCGCCGTGTCGTAAATAGGTGCCGCCCACGATTACCAGTCGCTGCGGCGTGTCTGTATTCCCATCGCCAATTTCAGTAGGCTGTGCCGGTACAGCGCCGGGGACGATATGTTCTGTCGCCCACCCATATCCGAGTAACCCATCGGCGGGGCTGCATACCGTGCAGCGCGGGGTTCAGGCATGTTCCCGAAACAAACTTCGGTAACATCAAGGGGTGACCCGGAACAGACTTGATCTACCCACCCATGAATAAAAATAAGTAAGTCCGGGTCATAAAAGGGGCGGGCCGAGTCGTTTCTGAATCCCTTGGTTAAAAGGTATTCCCCGGCCCATTGATCATTTCAACTCTGGCAGCAACAGCCCCATGCCGACCCAAGCGGTTTCAGCGGCCCACCAATAAAGGCGCAGGATGGCAGCGATAAAGGCAATCCCAATTACCGACCCGAGGACTTTCAGTAGTTTGTTCTTCATGGCTCAATCAACTCAAAAAGGGCAATAGCAAAACCAACAGCGGCAATCAAAAACGCAACGTCACCTATACCCACCCAAAAGCCTCCGCGAGGGTCGGCAGTTCTGCCGCGAGCAGGGTGCGAATGGCGAGAGCAATTTCCCGATGCTCTAGCTGGGTATCTGGTCCGCAACGAACGTCGAAAAAGTGACTCCACGATCTGATTGACCCCTTCATATAGATCCGGGTCTGGGTGTTCAGCGGCAGGATCATGCGGGCGCATTCCTTCGCGACACCCCGTTCTAAGGCCATGTCGTAGACCCACTTGGCGTTACGCCACATCTCATCCTGCTCGGCGTACCACCACCGCTGAATTTCCTCTGGCAGGTCATCAATGCTGTTTTGGCGGTTCTTATCGTCCTGCCGGCGCGGGGCGTATGCCTCGTAGGCCATCACCTCGGCATAGCGTTGGCTGAACTCCTGAAACTGGAAGCTCCGATGGCGGAGTATTTGCTGCGCGATAGCGCGGGATGTGGTGATCTCGACCGTGGCGTCGGCCATCTCGTAGGGTGACCAATGCGCGTGGTCTTTCAGGTAGCGAAACAACTTGGCGTATTGAGGATTGTCCTGATAGGGTGACGACACCCTGGCGCAGTACGCGATGGTCTTTTCTGCATCTGGGGTGATGGATATGAGTTTGACGTTCATTCAAAGGTTCTCGCGTTATCTTTCCGTTTGCGGATTGGTGTTGAAGCTATTTCCTCGGGGGACATGCCTTGCTTATTCAATCGCCTCCTAACAGTGTTTACTTGCACTCCTATCTTTCTGGCGAAGGCGCTCACTGAAAGTCTTTCGTTACGATAGGTAATGAATACGGTGGTGGAGCGGTTTGTGTTCTGCTCAACAGCCGTTGCCCACCTACAATTTGATGGATCATAGTCGCCAGAACTATCTATCCTATCGAGGCTTGCGCCAGAAGGAGGTTCGCCCATGTCTGCAAGGAAGTTCACAAACTCATTCCACCTATCGCAAACAGATACCCCTTTCCCACCGTAGTACCTATACATCGCTGTTTTTGGGTTATTACATCTTTGGCGCATACTTACCCAAGCTGTATACGCTCGGCTTCTAGTGCAGTCCCCGTCCCGACCTGCGTGGTTATGCACCGCGTTTTTTCTGCCAAGTTTTTGACACCTATCTCTGGTAAAACACCCGCAAGACTTGGTGTGTCCCCCGCGAAGAGCCACAGAACTTACTATCTTTATGGTTCCACAGACGCAGAGGCACTCCCACGCAGAGTTGCCCCACTTATCGTTTCCATTGCGGGCAATAACTGTAAGACGATTGAATACTTGCCCTATAAAGTTATTTGGCTTGCTCACGATTGTTCTGCGGTAGTAAAGCTCTTGGGTAGCGCGGCGTATCTTTGAATAAGCTTAGAGTGATACTCTTTTGCTTTGCATCCGCACGACAAAGACCGACCGTTCCGCAGGGCATGTACGATCACGTAGCGTTTAACTCCACATGAGCATTGGCACAGCGTCTGGGTCGCCGCCTTCGCATGTGTCGTTGGCTTCCGTACTCCTCCTATCACTGTCCACCTTCCGAATTTTGTCCCAGGCTCTGGCATTAGCATTGGTCTCGGCATCTGTCGTAATCCTCGTTTTCGTAGTCTTGCCCCGGCGGATGATCTCGACCGCCGGGAGGGTTTTGGTTTTCGGCGGGCGTCTCACCGAATCTCTATGTCCTGCAAGCGGAGGGCGTTATCGACTAGCTTGTCGGCCCATGCGCCTGGGCGGATGTAGAGCGGGGCATTGATGCAGTAGGGCATCACGTCGTACCAAGGCCCAACGACCTTGATGACCTTTCTAAAATGCTTCCCTTCCCGAATGATCTGGCCCACCCGGTAGCCGTGGTGCAACTTGAACTTCACCGAACACCTCCGGCGCAGCTCAGGCAGGCCAGTTGCTGGCCGGCAATGGAGACGGAGTACTGCTCCGCCATCTTGGCGTCCTGCCCATCCAGCCATCCGGCCAAGATCAGGCCGGCGAGGAGTAGGGTGAGTTTTAAGTGTTCGGTCATTTCATCGCCTCCATCAGTGCGTCCAATACGGATTTCTTTTCATCTACGCGGGCTAGAACCACCTCATCAATCGTTTTGGCGGCGATGATGTAGTGGATGAAAACAGGGCGATCAAAGCCGGCCTGTTTTTGACGAACAGGGCCGATTCGCTCGATCACCTGTAGTCGTTCTTCGAGGTTCCAATCGACGCTGAAGAACACCAGGGTGTTACCGCCGTACTGGAGATTGAGTCCGTGCCCAGCACTCCTCGGGTGCAGACACAGCATCGGGATATGTCCCGCGTTCCAGTCCTCGATAGTCTTGGGATCGCTGTCGAGAACCTTCGCCTTGGGGAATCTGGCAAGGAGTCGGGCAAGATCGGCCTTGAAGTTGTAGGCCACCAGCAAAGGAGCGCCAGCCGCTTCTTCCACGATGGACTCCAGTACTTCGAGTTTGATGTCGTGTATGGGCTCCCAACTGCCCTTGTCGTCGGTGTAGATCGAGCCGTTGGCAAGCTGTAAGCACTTGATGGTTTTGCTGGCGGCGTTGACCGCTTCAACATCGTGAAGCGAGATGTACATCTCGCGTTCCATCTCTCGATAGATGCTTTCTGCCGGCGCTGGCAGATCGACCTTCAGGACGTTGACGATGGGCTCATTCAGGTCGAAATGATCCTTGGCGTTAAGTGCCAAGCAGATGTCCGCCAGCCGCGATTCGATCTCGGCTTGTGAGTGTCCATAGGGCTCCAACTTCACAGCGCGAAAGTCCTGGCCGACCTGGATAGAGCGAAACCAGCGATCAGTGAAGGCGCGGAAGGTTTTCATCAGCCGATCCCCCCGGTCACAGAAGTACGCTTGTCCCCAAATATCGAGGATGCCGTTACTCACAGGAGTGCCGGAAAGGCCGAGAAAGCGCGGCGATTTAAAGGCCACCTGACTTAACGCCTTGGCGCGTTTGCCGCCCTGGCGAGTCCTGAAGCCCTTCAGCCGGGTCGATTCATCGGCGACGATCATCCTGAACGGCCAGTCACCATTCAGATGTTCGACCAACCAGGGCAGACCCTCATAATTGATGGTGTAAATGTCCGCCTTTTTGTCCACCGCTCGGCGGCGTTCGGCGGGGGTTCCGATGATCGTGGACACCTTCAAATGTCCGAGGTGATCCCACGCCTTGGCCTCGGTCGGCCATGTTGTCTGCGCCACTCGCTTGGGAGCGATGACGAGGATCGGATAGATGTCCTCGACCAAAGACAAATGATCGACCGCAGTCAGCGTAGCCACTGTCTTACCCGAGCCCATGAAGCTCCATAACAAGCAACGCTTGTTTTGCTGGATAAATGAAATCATTGCTCTTTGGTAAGGCCGGAACTTCATGCTGCATTCCTCCGGCAGGCCGCACACTTCCAACCCTTGAACGCCTTGGGGCGCTTGCCGGGTGGGAATTTGATGTGGCGCTGACAGTTCTCGCAGAAGCGCGTATCTCGAGGGGAGAACTGAATCCCGCCGGCTTGTTCCAGCAGGAACATCCGCTCATGGTCTACGCCACTCGGGGTAGAGAGGTCATAGCGACTGGCCAGACCGCGTCGGTCACTAGCGCGGCCTTTCATACGCCTAGCAACCTCTCAACGGCTTCAATTGAATCGATGATGTAAACGTGCTGACCGCAGCGGGCCATACGCGCATGTTCACGGACCTGGGTGGGGGAGGGCGCTTTGCCTGGAGCTTTGAGTTCGATCCACAACTGCTTACCATTGGGCAACCACACCACCCGGTCAGGAGCGCCGTTGCGCCCGATCCACTGAACTTTGCGGGTCTCACCACCGAGAAAAGCTACGGCATCGATGAGGTATTGCTCGATCCTGGATTCACGCATCTCTCGATCTCCGGTACATGTAGGTGATCCAGGTAGCGTCTTCGTGGAGGCTGTCGATGAGACGTTCTCCGTCAGCGGTTTCGTAGGCGTTGAAGTGCGGGTAGCTGTGACTGTCATCCTGCATAACCTCGTAGTGGTTCTTTGCATAAAACCCACCGAGCTTGGAGAGCAACTTGCGGTGCAAGGCGCGATGCTCAGGGGTCGATTTCGATTTCGATTTATGTCGGCGCAGCTCAACCAGGCCGCGCAGAACATCAGGGTCGTCGTCCATCAGCCCTTCCTGTACCGATTAGCGGTAAATCCCGCCGCTTTCAGCGGAAGACCCTCCGCCCAGCAAGGATTAGTCGCCATTAGTTCCGCGAGATAGTGGTGGTCGAAGCTGGGATGCTCAGAAATGATTTCGTCATGCACGGTCAGCACGATCTGGAAGCCGGCGTTTTCTGCCAGCACCATGCCGTGGGCCAGTACATCGCGAGAGATGCTCTGGACGAGGTTCTCCAGAAACTTCGGGCCGTAAGAGTGGATGTCAGTCCACTTGCGGGTGAACTGATCGATACCCTTGTAGGTGATCTGGTCTTCACTATCGATGCGAATATCGGGGTAGCAAAGGAACCGTCCCGAAGGCAGTCTGATCCGTAGCCACTTGCCGTCGCGGCGTACCTTGCAACGGCCCGCCGTGAACGCGATGCCGGGTTTCTCAATGGCTTTCCGCACGGCTTTATCAAGCGTGTCCCAGTAGCCGGTGATGCCTGGGTGGGCGGTGCGCCAGAGGGATTTGAAGGAATCGCAGACGATCCACGCCCGTTCGGACATGGAGATTTTGGCCTTCTTGCTCTTCATCCAATCCAAGAGGCTTGCCGACTTTTCGCGGGTTTCTTTAGGGATGACTTCCCACGCTTGATCAGCCAATTCATCAAGATCGATGCTGTAGGCGGCGGCAAAAGTCGCGAAGGCATTAGCGCCGCCCCCGTACTGGAGGGCGAGTTCCTGCACCTTACCGACCTGACGCTGGTCGCCGGTCACTTCGGCAGGGTCAATGCCGAAAGACTTGCCGTAAGCCACGCAATAGAGATCGGGACCAAGATCGGCATCGAACAGGCGGAAGGCTTCGAGTTTCCATTCTTCGCCGCTGATCCAGGCGGCGACCCGGCCCTCGATGTTGCTCAAGTCAGCGACGACAAACTGCGAGCCTTCGCTGGGGATCAGACAGGAGCGGACCAGGTTGGAGATCAACTCCATTGGGTTGTCGAAGATCAGATCATCGATGCCCGCCTTGATGGCCTGGATGCCAAGATCAATCTCGTTCTGCTTATACGTAGGGCGCGGAAGGTTTTGCGGCTGGAATAGCCGGCCACTCCAACGGCCCGTCCGTAATGCCCCACAGAATTGCAGGAGCCCACGCAGGCGACCATCGGAACTTACACCATGCAGCAGTGCCTGGTATTTGGCCGTGGAGGTGGCCGACGCCTGAAGCCGGATCGTCAGAAGATCGATGACTTCCTGCGGCAGGGTGCTGTTGCTGAGTAGCCTTTCCACCGTAGCTTTCCGCAAGTCGGGAAGCTGGACACCATAGGTGTCGGCAATGTGGCGCAGAAGGGCATCGCGCTGGGTGGTCGAGGCGACCTCACCATCAGTCATGTCGTGGGCCTTTTCTGCCAGGCGCACCTGTTCACGCTCGGTGGCGGCAACCGCCGCACGGGCCAGTCCCAGGTCAACCCGAATGCCGCGCTCATTGATGCGCTGGTCGAGCCGCCACAAGCCCATTTCGGTTACTTGAAGTTCCACTTCGGCAACCTCTTGTAGCACTCGCGCATGGCTTCGATATCGTTGCCGGCGTAGCTGACGAATTTGGCCCACTCAATGGGATGGGTTTCGGCGGTAGCTCTGCGGAGCTTGACGTTCTTCGGGCGGGGCTGGCAGAACAGATGGATCAACCGCTTGCCGTCCTTATCCTTGGCCTTGTCGGTAGGCACCCGTAGCACTTCACAGAGTTGTCCCAGGCTGGCGGGCAGGGAATGCTCCAGCGCCATCACCATGGTGTCCAAGGTGCGGTCGAGCGGCACATCGAAGCCGTTCCAGCCCAGCACCGTTCTGTCGAACTGCGAATTGTGAAAGACATGGATGCACTCGGGATTCGCACGGGCGGCGGCAAGATCAGCCGGCATGTCGTCCACCTGGGTGCGGTCCCAGACGGAGACGGGGCCGTCATCGATGGCATAGGCCCACAACATCACCTCGACCCGCTCGGCATACGCATGGACGCCGTGCTTGATAGGTACGGGACTATAGGTCTCGGTGTCCTGCCAGCAGATCACGCCGCTCTCCTTATGGCCTTGAAGGTGAAGAGTCCAGCGAACTCCGGGTTAGCCAGGGCAAACAGGCGGGCGAGGGATGGTGTGACATTGTTGGTGAGCTTGAAGTCGGTGCCTTTCTCTCGCAGCAGCGTTTCATGCCGGATGTATTCCCGAATGGTGTAGGCGCTGTAATGCTCCCGACCGGAACGCGCAATGGTCAGAGCTTCCTGCTCAAAGCGTTCCCAAATTGGGAAGTTTTCCGCCAACCAGTCGGTGAAATTTGCCGGGATGTCAGGGTGGCTTTTCGCAAGCAACTGTATACGTTCTTGGTTCATTTTTAAAGCTATGCTTGTAATGCTGGGCGAAAAAAAAGTCAGCCGATGAACAAGTTCTCAGGAAGAACAAATCGTTCTCGAATGAAGTCGAGGACATCCATGGACCATTTCAACTGGGTTATCGGCACCCCATCGTTGTGTGCTTTTCCGGTGTCAAATATCCGACCATAGGGCTGACCACTCTCGGTAGGGGTCCACTTGCCACTGATGTTCGTTTGGAGCCCCGCATCCCGCAAAGCGGTATTGACTGCGGCAGCAGATACATCCCCCAACTCCTTACTAAGATCGGTCGGCGTGTAATAGTGGCATTGAGTTGCTGATATTAGGTGTGTCTGCCCACCCAGTTCTAGTAGGTTTGTCCCATAAGATTTGATTACTACCTGATTAGCTGCTATTGCGGCGGCGTTATTATCCAGACCTATAGTTTTGTAAAATTGGACTGCGGTTTTGCCCAGCTTAAAAGAAGCGTCTAGCGGCAGTTGTTTTACTGGGTTTTCCGTCTTTACGAAATGAAATGTGCGGTACACATCGACCTTAAACGCTGGGCTAATCCACGTAGCGTAGTCATATACGAGTTCAATACATGCGTAAGTTCCAAGTCCTTGTTTTGAAACGATAGACCGTTTTTGGTCTTTCTTGACTTCAGCATCAAGTTCCTGTACGAGGGCGCGGGTCGCCTCTAAACTCAGCCATTTACTAGGGCGGTCCTTGTCGAAGCCGCCAGAAGCTCTGTGCAGATCGTTAAGGTTGTAGCGGCCATCTGCGTCTTGTCGAATGCTGATGTTTGCAATTGTAATATCCATTAGTTGACTCCGAACGATACTGAATAGATTTCATGTAGTCCCTTCTCAGTGGCCCACGTCGGCACTTTCCAGTTTTTTGAATTTGAGTCAGGAAAGTTTTCAGTAAACTCAACCTCACTAAACTCATATAGGTCTTGATCTTCGTTTTCCTGCAAATGCACACAGAAAGACCCAGCTTTAACTGGATGTATCTGAACACTACAAGGATCGCCGTATTGATCGATCTCCCAAAAAACATCGGTTAGCGTCCTACCAGAAGTCAAACCAATACGTCCAGTAGGAGTACCGTCCTCGTTCATAAATCGGAAAAAATAACTATCCATCATCATCTCCTAAAAAGCCCGCCCCATCTCTGAGGCGGGAAAGAGCACTTAACTAACCCGCCAAACGCCTACGTTGCCGTCTTCAAGCTGACGGATGGCAAACTTCTTGCCAAGTTGATCGGGACTTCTACGGAACGCACCGACATAGCTGCGGACGCTTTTAATCCCACTCTTTGACATGTTGTCCGCCGGGATGATGAAAGCCTGTCCCGGTTGCATCGCCGCAAGAGGGTACTTGCCGTGCTTTAGTCGGCGGGTGGCGCGGGGAACGGGAAGGTTGTCAACGAGTTGATACATCTCAGGTTCTCCTTAAATAAAGTCGTCTGCGTCAGCGCCGTCGCCAAGGTCTTCAAAGTCTTCGTCTTTGGCGACGGATAGCCCACCGGCAAAGCGATCTGCATGGGCCATGAACTGGACACCAAGGAGGCTGGCGTTGATGCGCTTACCGTAGTTGTTGTCCTGGCAGTAAATTTCCAGGACTCCCAACACAACAGCGCCTGGATAGAAAAGAGTCCCTTCATCGTCTTCAGTGGCTCTGGACTTGTCCCGACGGCGAACATCCGGTTTCTTCTTGGCGTGGTTGGCCGAGACAAACATCATCCCCTGGTAGGCTTCCTCGTCAGGCTTGCGCTTGCCGTCCAACAGGCAGATTTTGTTGTCCGACTTGAGGTTGTCGAAAATAGTCTGAGCCTTGGAACCCCACTTAGCTTTCGCTTGCTGAAGCATGACGGCCTCAAGTTCAGCAACTTGCGGATCGTTTTTCGGAATGAGAAAGTGGGCTTGCCACTTGAAGTTCTTGTCGCCTTTGTAATCCTTCGGGTTGAAGAGTGCGGGATACGACAGGCGGGCGTTTTTGATGACGAATGACATTATTCAAAATCCTCGAAATAGTCGTCATTGATAGAAATGGCGGGGCGTTTGTCGGTAGTTGGCGCTATCGACGGTTGCCCCTCCGGCTGGAAAATGTGGTTCTCCGCCAGGAGTTCCCACAGGTCTGTCCCTTTGAAAGCCTTGGATGCTTTCGTAGGGGAGATCAGAGACACATCGACGTACTCCTCAGTGTCGATGCCGGCTTCTTGAAACAACTGCCAGACAATCGTTTCATCGAGCCATTTACGGTTGCCGCGTTTTCCCTTGACGACTTTGAATCCGGGGACTTCGCGGCCATTTTTGAACTCCTCAAACACCCGCTTGCGGATCGTTTTCACCCAGTTGGTGATGAGGTCGAGCGAGGCCATGGCCTGTGCTAGTTGATGGGCATCCATCTCGCGGTCCATTGCAGTTTTCAATTTCGGCATGGGGTCATCCAAGTCCACAAAGTCATCGGCGATGCTGGCGTAGATATGCTCGGCCAGCGCGGTACAAGTGTCAGCAGCAGGGCAAAAGCGGCATTGCTTTAAACCCGGAACGATCTCAGCGTCTGGGCGCTGTGTGGCTAGAACTGCCGCACGAACTTCATCGCCGAAATCACGTAATGTCTTAAAGCTCATCTTCAATCACCCATTCACTGATGTGGTCGAGGCGCGGCTGGTGGATCACCAAGCGGATACGCTTGAACGGGCCTTCCCATGAGTAGTAGTCGAGTGCCGCCAGCGCGTAGATCATCAACTGAGTATTGCGCTCTGCCTCGACCCGGACACCCATGCCGTACTTGAGGTCGATAATCAGCAGTTCATCGTCGGTGACGATGACGCAATCCGCCGTGCCGTGGGCATCCTCTTCGCCTGTGATGTGACTGATCGGGAGCTTCTGCTCGATGAGGCGGACGCCGCCGTAGCTCTTGACCAGATCGATGTAGCTCTGGACGAAGTCGGCCATGTCCTGGGTGATGGCGATCTTCTGGCCCTCGATGTCGAACTCCTCGCCGATAAAGGTTTCGGCAGGCAGGTTCTTAACCAAGCAACGCTGGGCCAGTTCGTGGGCGCATGTTCCTTCCACCGCATAGGCTGAAGATTTGCGGGGATAGTCTTTCGTCAGATTGATCGAGCCAGGACAGCGGCCCCAGCGTTCGTAACCGGAAGGTGAATAGAGGGCATGTGCCATTAGGTAGCCTCCAGTTCCGCCCGCTCTTCGGGGGTCAACTGGATTTCAGGCCAAATACGCGGATAGTCCTCTGGCTTTAATTCCTTGGTGTGATTCACACCAAACTTTTCAAGCTCTTTGATGGCGGCAGGCTTTCCTCTCATCGTTGCTATGTCGGTCAGCGCCTTCTGAATCTGCTTCAGCGTGATCGTTTCTTTTACTAAATCAGCCGGGGCTTCCAATTTAGTAGCCTTTGTGGCCTTGACTTCCTCAACGGCAACGACAGGAAGTTTTGTAATCCGCAGCGCATCAGCGTGGTTGTTTATGGCCAACGCAAGATCGTTGATGCTGTTAAGAATGTTTTCGAGAGACACGGTTAATCCTCCGCCAGATCGGATGTGTTAGTGGGTAGACATGAGAAGTGCATCTACGTAGTCGAGATGCAGAGAGGTGGCCGCAGCGGCCAGGACGAGAGCGAGTCTGATCATTTTTAAAGTCCTGCTTTTAATTTTCAATCACGGCTTGTCCGCGATCTGTGAAAAATCGTAGCAGTGCTTTAAAAGTTACGCAAGCGAAAAATAAATCATTGCTTAAGAAAATTTAAAAACCCATAGAGGGCGCGGGTTTGCGCCCTATTCGTCGGAAGACTTCGGCGGCGTAAAGCTGGTCGCGGCAGGATCGATCTGGGCGGTCCAGACGTAAGATTTATCGGAATACGCAGGAGTGTGGGTGACTTCCAGGTTCTCGATTTCGTTGTCGCTCTGCTTCAGTAGAAAGAGGCCAAAATCTATCCAGCTAGAGCGTTGGAGCGGGGTCATCTTGGCTTTGATGTCGTCAATCTGATCGAACTCTGCCTGCTCAACCTTCTTCTTGACCACTGTCGCGGCTAGTCGGTGTAGCTCTTCGGCAAGGGTGGGGCTGAAATCGCCTACCGGGCAGTTCAACCCTTTGGCGAACTTAACCGCCACCGCCACGTTCAGCGGACGAACCCCCTTCACGTACTGCCAGACCATCTGGGCTGACCCAATCTCAAACTTCCGGCCAAAGATGTCCTGGCTGGAGTAGTAAGGCTTCCCCTTGGCCAACCACAAGGCTTCAAGACGCTTGGCGTCCGCAATCTGCCACGGTTTAAGCGTCGGCTTCTCCTTCTTTGGGGCCGGCGGGTCGGGCGGCAACTCATCAAACGAAGAGCGGCGAACCCTCACTTTTTTGTCTTTTAGAAACTTCATCATCATCTCCGGTTTTCATCAGGTACGGGTCCATTATTGTAGCAATGCTGCAAAAAACAATACGTACTTCTACGTATTTTTTGGCCAGAAAGACCGAACATGTTGAAGCAAAAGCTAAAAAATTGTCTTGCGCTTAAAAAACAAGCATCGCTATAATTTTGCTCAATGGACAAGCTCAAAGACTTCATCGTGGAGTTCGGCGGCATCAAAGTGCTGGCCGATGCACTGGGTGTGACGCCCTCCATGATTTACCAGTGGCTGGCGGAGCGGCGACCTGTGTCGCCTCGTCGCGCCGCGCAGATTCAACACCTTTCCGGGGGGAGGGTGCTGGCCAGCGACCTTGATCGCACGGTTGATTGGGAGTCGCTTCACGGTTGATTGCTCGTTAGTGACATGGTTCGCCCCACCTCGGTGGGGCTTTTTTTGGTGATGAGGATGAAAGATGAAATTGAATCTAGCCCCGGACGGCAGTCTTTGCTGCCCGATATGCGGCGAAGCCCAGGTTGATCTGGTCAACATTGAGCTTTACGCCAACTCACACTACACGGTCCAGGCCAACGGCTGGGTGGATCGCGACGAAGATTTCACAGGTGTACCGGAATGGATGTTGAAGGATCGTGCTGATCCTCTGGTGCTGACCTTTGAATGCGGTAAGTACCACGAATTTACTTTCGCTTTCTACCGTGACAAAGGTAGGGTTTTAACGGCTATCGGCGGGCAGTCCACGTTTCGTTCATGGGGGCCGGAATGAGGCTTCCAGACCCAAAACCTCAATTCATCCCCGCCAACATTCCCGAAAGCCTAAAAGCCCTGCCCAGATGGGCTCCGTGGTATCGCTATCGGCAAAAGAGTGGCAAGTGGGCCAAGGCTCCCTCGGTGTCAGTGAAGGAACCGGAGCGGTGGATAGACTTCTACACCGCCATAAGCAAGATGGATGCCAGCCACATGGGCGTGGGCCTGTTGATGACAGGATTCCACGACCTGATCGGTATCGATCTCGACCAGTGTCTGGATGCTGTCGGTCGTCCTGCGCCGTGGGCAGCGGCAATCCTCAAGAGCGCCCATAGCTATGCCGAGGTCTCACCCTCGGGCGCGGGCTTGCGAATTCTCTTATGGGGAAGCATCGCCACTGATGTTCAGAATCACGACATCGGCATTGAAATCTATAACGGGTGGGCGGGACGTTTCCTGACCATCACGGGGGATCAGTGGCCGGGATCGCCTGATGAGGTGGCCCAAGCACCCGTGGGATTCCTTGAAGGCTTGTTTGCCAAATACGACCTGGGCAAGGGGGCCGGTAAAGCGGGGCTCGATGAGCCCATGCCCGACATATTGGAGGGTGTCGAGATTCCCGAGGGAATCAACCCCGCCGCGCAGGAGTTCTTGGCTGATGGCCTTGGCGATGACCGCAGTGATGCTTTGCACTGGGCGGGCTCCTGTCTTATTTCAGCGGGCCTATCGCTTCAGGAGGTGTTCTCGATCCTGGCGCATAACGAACACGCTATGGCCGTGGCGCTGGATCATCGCCGCCAGGATGAAGATCGGGCGCTGCTCTACCTATGGCAGCACCACGTTCTTGCCTCGAAGGACTCGTCCAGCGCACTGGCTGATGAAGATGACTTCCTCGACCTATCGTCCGACGCCGAGATCGCCGTTAAGCGATTGGCCCTGTTGGGTGACCTAGATTACGAACAGTGCCGGAAAGCAGAGGCCGACGCGCTGGGCATCAGAGCAACGGCACTGGATAAAGCTGTCCGAGACGCCCGTAAGCGGGGCGTGGCGGGTGGTGGTGGTCGGAAGGGCTTACCTATCTTCAGGACCACCGAGGACGGCGGGATTATCTGTAACGCGGAGAACACGACCCTAGCGGTAGGTTGTACAGCGGTGGTCGGTATGGTCATCGGCTATGACGAGTTCCGCGACGAGATCATGTTCCATTCCGCTAAGGACGAGAAAGCCCAATGGCAGACGTTTCGCGATCAGCAATACAACTGGATCAGACGGGCGCTGGATCGGGCGGGCTTTGAACGCACGACTATCGATCTGGTGCGATCTGCCGTGGACGATGTCGCCCATCGCAACAAATTCGATACCGCCAAGCTCTGGTTGACCCAAGAGGTGCCGGCGTGGGACGGAGTGCCACGGGTATTGAAGTTCCACGCCCGTTACCTCGGATGTGAAGACAACGAGTGGGCCGAGGCCGTCTCGGAATACCTATGGACCGCTATGGTCGGTCGTGTCATGGAACCGGGCTGTCAGGCGGACATGATGCCGGTATGGATTTCGGATGAGGGAAAGAAGAAATCCACCATCGTCGCGACCATGGCACCCAGTCGGGATTTCGTCACCCTCATGTCATTCCATGAAAAGGAAGTCGATCTCAGCCGCAAGATGCGCGGGAAGCTGTTGGTGGAACTTGCCGAATTGTCGGGCATGGCCAAGAAGGAAGTGGAAAGCGCCAAGGCTTGGATCACCAAACGGCACGAAGATTGGACACCAAAGTTCAAGGAATTCAATACGCAGTTCCCCAGGCGCTTCGTGTTGATCGGCACAACCAACGAAACCCGATTCCTGCAATCGGATACCGGCAACCGGCGATTCCTCCCCATCCAAGTCAGCTCTGGCGACGACGCCGCCATTGAGCGAGATCGCAATCAACTGTGGGCCGAGGCCATGGTGATGTGGCTGGACGGCGGAGTGCGTTGGGAGCGGGCTCACAGTATCGGCCTGACGGTGACCGGCGATCACATGGTCGAGGAGCCGTGGATGGACGACATCCTTATTTGGATGAACACGGTAGATGAGTATTCCGAGGAGAAAACCCGGCCCATCGACTGGGAGTTTGTCCCGACCAACTTGATCATTTCGGAAGCCCTGCGGATCGAACGGGGACGAAAAAGTCGCAACGATGAAATGCGAATCAGTCGGGCGATGAAGCAGTTGGGCTTCGTAAGCGCGAGACCGATGATCAATGGGGCGCGGCAGCGGGGGTACAAAAAAGCGGAATAGCCGGATTGCCCAACCTATTGCCCATCCTTGCCCAACCTTTTTGGGGGTAGGTTGGGCAGCGGAAACCCACGGCTGGTAAGGCTTTCCTCCTAATTGCCCAACCTACCCAACCTTTTAGTAGTAAGGGAGTAAAGGGAGAGAGAGATATAGGGGAAGGGGGAGGGGTATATATCGTTCCCCCATATATTTAATAAGGGATTTTAGATGGGCAGGTTGGGTAAAAAACGCTCAAACCCACGGCTGGCACGGCCTGTAGCTGCCCAACCGTGTTGGGCAATGGGTTGGGCAGCCCTATCGGTGTGGGTGGATGTGTCATCACAGGAGAAAGATGTGTCAACGGAGAAAACTATGAACTTTATGGAATTCCAGATTGCCTGCCGGCGGACTCAGAAGCCGGAGCCGAAAGCCGAGTTGCTGTCCCATGCGCTCGAAGGGCTTTCCAGCGAGGTGGGTGAGATTGCCGACGCGGTCAAGAAGTACAAGCGTTACGGCCAGTCGCTGGATCGCGACAACCTCCGCGAGGAGTGCGGGGACCTGCTCTACTACGCCGCCATGCTCATGGACGCCTGTGGAGACTCTCTGAGCCTCGCAGCCATGGACAACGTCGCCAAGCTGAAGCGGAGGTACCCTGAAGGGTATACGGACGCTCACGCGGCTCTCAGAGCCGACAAGACCATGGGAGTGGGTTATGAGTATTGAACACACCAGCGCCGATGACATGCAGGTCGGCGGATCGCACTACAAGGACATGCCCATCGAGCCGTGGGAAGTCATGCGTGTCGTGATGACCCGCGAGGAGTTCATGGGATTCCTCAAAGGGAACTACCTGAAATACTCCATGCGGGCCGGCAGGAAGCCGGGAGCCACTGACGATGCGGAAAAGGCACGGCATTACGCCAAGAAGCTCAGAGAGATCGAGGACGGGTATGCCGGATTCTGACATCGACAACCTGGGCGGCGAGATTTGTGCCGCTTGCCATTTTTTCACCTGGATGGAAGGCGATGAGGGCGTCGGCGTTTGCCATCGCTATCCGCGCCGACCAACCCAAGGCGGAGGTGCGGCCTACCCGCTGCACCATGCGGACGATTGGTGCGGCGAGTTCAGGCCGAGCTTAGAATCACTCAACTGAGGAGGAAACCATGAAATGTAGCGAATGCAGATACTGGGTCAGAGAGGATGGGCTGGAGCATCTCGGCGAGTGCCGAATGAATCCGCCCACTGTTGTTCATCTGACCTGCCGCGACGACGCTGATGAACCGGGCATCGACCCGATGGACTCGGAGAACGTCATGTTCCACTCCATCTGGCCAATCACCACGGATGTGTCATGGTGTGGAAGATTTATCGGCCTCGGCAAGGCGAACTGAATGCTCTAACCAAAACGGCACGGCCTGTTCGACAACCGCGACAGGTCCGCCGTTTGCTCTCATCAACTCGTAAAGTTCCGGCGTTAACCGCAAGGTGACAGTCTTCTTGCGTTTTTCTTCCGGAATCGGCGGGCGTCCTCTCATTCTCGTTCTCCAAAATAATTATTGTATTTGCATTTAAAGTAGGTTGCAAGTAGGTTGGAGGTAGGTTGGAGGTAGGTTGGAGGTAGGTTGGAGGTAGGTTGGAGGTAGGTTGGCATTCGGTCGTACAAATAGCGTAAATACATGAAAAATAACGGAAAAATGGCTGATGTTTGTTGGTTTTTCGCAACATTTCGACGATTCTCGAAATATCCTAAGTGACTGTTTTATAAGGCAATCGACCAAGGCAGTCGACCAGGGCAATCGATCAGGGCAATCGATCAGGGCAATCGATCAGGGCAATCGACCAGGGCAATCGACCAAGGCAGTCGATCAGGGCAGTCGATCAGGGCAATCGATCAGGGCAATCGACCAGGGCAATCGACCAGGGCAATCGACCAGGGCAATCGACCAAGGCAGTCGATCAGGGCAATCGATCAGGGCAATCGACCAGGGCAATCGACCAGGGCAATCGATCAGGGCAATCGATCAGGGCAATCGATCAGGGCAATCGACCAGGGCAATCGATCAGGGCAATCGATCAGGGCAATCGACCAGGGCAATCGACCAGGGCAGTCGACCAGGGCAATCGATCAGGGCAATCGACCAGGGCAATCGACCAGGGCAATCGACCAGGGCAATCGACCAGGGCAATCGATCAGGGCAGTCGATCAGGGCAGTCGATCAGGGCAGTCGACCAGGGCAATCGATCAGGGCAGTCGACCAGGGCAATCGACCAGGGCAAAAAAAGCCGGCTAAATAGCCGGCTTTTTCGTCGCAGATATGCTTTACCTTTTAGGCAAGCTTAACGCGCATATCGCAAAAACTACAATTACAGCCAATCCAAGCACGTGAATTAAAAATAAAAATAAATCCCAAAAGAATGTGGCCGTTTTGTTCATGCGCGTACCACGAAACCGGAAAAATCTTTTTTTGCTTTTCCCTTTGCCTTTAATCCGATTATCACGTTTTTATTGTCCATAAATCTCAAGTCTGATAAATCGCCGTTTTCGACTCGAAAGCCTTTAAAGGTTTCCGGTAAATTGTCAAAAACTACAGCCACATTTTGCCCATTGTTTAAAGCATGCTCACATGCTTGCCAGTTCTGGCCATCGTGCGAAAATGTTAAACTATAATTTTCTGGGGTTTTCCTGTTTGGGATTTTTGTATAATCGTAAAAAGTCACATCCGGAAAAGCTTCAAAAATATTACGATAATCTAAAAATCTGATTTTTTCAAAGGGAATGTCTGAAGTACCGTTTAACCTGAAAACGGGAATCAGTCCGCGCTTTGCCGCGTATCTTTTAGCTGCTATGATATCGGCGAATAAATCAGCCATAAAAGCTGCCCGGTTTTCGAAAAAATAACGAGTTTTGCGTATCCTTGCCGATTGCACGTTGTCAAACTTACCGCGTCCGGAGGTATTTAGGCAAGCTGTTTGGCACGTTTTTGCCATTGGGCAAGTTTGAAAGCCGCTCAAATTGTATGGGGCAAGGTGAAGGATATAAGTGATATACCCGAATTTTTCACCCTTTAAAGTTTTTGTGTTTGCCGTACTTAAAAGTTTCATATTAAAAACCCGCGAAAAATTCACCAGTGATTCTATTTTTTGGCAGTCTGTAATAGTTGCCGACTTTATCCCTACAAGTTTTATCGTCGATTATCATAAAAATATTCGAGTTACCCGCAAGCTTTATATAATCGCCGGGTTTTGGTTTCCGGTATTGTGTGGCGGTATATGTGGCATATGATCGAATCCTAGAAAATTCAGACATTTTGAGTGGAATTTTATCCTTTATTGTTTGCCATTTTTCACGGCCTATAGCATCTACAAACGTGGATAAATCACAATCCTCTTCAAGGTAGGCGAATTCGCCATACTGATAAGAATACCGGGTTATTTTTTCTGCTATTCCAAGGTTAAAAAGCTCTGATTTTTTGACTTTAAGCCAAGCGTGACCGGCATCCGCGTACATTGTGTAAGCCATTTTAAAACCCTCCCAAAATGCTATAAAGTAAAATCAAGGCCCATGCGCTAATTGCAAATAAATTTAGAATTTCCATATTTATCCCCACTGCGCCGCGTCATATTCCGGGCACCTTCTGGCAATTTCCCGTCCTATGTTTCCGGTTATTTTTTCAAGCTCATTAAAAATACGCGAACCAAACACATTGCCCTCTGACATTTGATACAAAAGGCATTCAAGCGCTTTTAATATGTCGCACAATTCCCTTTTTGTTGCGCCATTGTGCACAATCGGAATTTTGCCCTTATATTTTGGAGCCTTGTTTTTCAGCGAATAGCGTTGATTTACTGCCCTATTATTTGCCCTGTAAAGCGCATTTCCTATAGCCAAAAGGTAGGCAACCTGATAGTCCTCTCCCGCGCCTTTAAGGTTTGCCGAGTAACTCGCGATCTTGTCGCCATAGTGTGAACATGCGGTAAAAGCCATTAATACCCGCGACATTGTGTCATCGTTAATTACATAAGAGCTCATTGTTTTAATCCTCGTTTTTGTTTCCGGACCCTTTCCGAAAACCTTGTGAGAATTCTAGCAAATGCAAAAAAAAACGCAATAGTGCAAACGCAAAAAAACGAGATTTTTTTGATATTTTTTTTTTGCGGAT